CTTTACAATCTGGCGAATTGCCGGGGAAGTATCGCCGTCGTAGGTGAAGCTTTTAATGTCGATTCCCATTTCGGCAATGATTTCGTTTAGTTCGCTTTTTTGGTCTTGCGCCAGGGCCTTCGTCAGAAATAAGTAAAGGGCGCGGGCGTCGTCGTCTTCGGCTACCGCCTGTAGAACAGGAAGGTTATAGCATAGCGTTTTTCCCGAAGCTGTCGGGGTTACAGCTACTACGTTTTCGCCTTTACGAATAGTTTCGTAAGCGGTGTACTGGTGACTGTATAAATGTTCAATCCCTCTTTTAGCCAGTGCGTCTTTTATGCGCGAATCTACGCTATCAGGCATAGGTCGGGTTTTTGCTTCTATAGGTTCAACTTCGTGCCAGTTGATTATATTTTCATTCCCTTTTAATTCCTCTATGAGTTGGGAAAGATTTTTCTTTCGAAACATTATAACATCACTCCTTTATAGAACGACTGTTCCCCCATTATAAACGTTCCTGGCAAAATAAAAAAAGCCTATTTTTAACAGGCTTTTTTTCTGGCTCATTATTTATGATTGTAATATTTCATATTCCCAGGCGCAGCCTTGGCAAGCTGCTACGGTTTCGGTTTCCGTTTCCCCTGTTATTGTATGTATCGTCGTTACCCGGAAGCGGTCGAATAGTTCGGTTTCCCGGCAGCTGCGGCAGTACCCGGTAGCAGTCGTCAGATAGACGCGGCTTACTGGTTCCTGGTTCTCGTTCATGCTCGACTAAGCCCCCTATGTAATGGGTCAATAAGTTTCTCGCAGGCTTCCAGCTTCGTATGGTCATACATTCCGAGTCGTTCCGCTATCCGCATATGTTGGTTAGGTTGTCCTTCTCGTTCCAGGTAAAGAAGCGCCCCGGCGCAATGTTCTTTTTTTGCTGTGTTTAGCGTCTTATGACATTGGAAGGAGTTCCCTGCCATAAGATCGTTAGCTATGCCTTTTATACGGCCTTCTTCCAGTGTTGTATTCGTACTGCTGCCTTCGATAAAGGGGCAGTCTTTACATGGCTTCGTTAGGTTAAAGTTCATGCCCGGCCCCCCTTTACGCGAATACCGATTTACGGCAGTATCGGCATTTCCCGCATGTTACCGCGTCGGCTTCCTGGTCAGTAATGCTTTCCGGGTCTATTGTTCCAGCCAGGCCGCAGCCAGTGGAATTTTTGCTATCTGGTTCGTACAAGTGTATTTTCGGGTTTCCCTGGTAGCGTACCGTTTGTACGGTCTTCGGTAGCATTACGCCCAGGTCTGCGGCTACCCGCTTTTCGACTGCCGCGAAGTCTACAGCGATTACTGGCGCAGCTGCTATACTTGCCGCATGTTCGCCCCAGCCCAGCAATTCAAGCAGTGCTTTCGCCCTTTGCGCTTTATCCGGGTTAGCTGCCATATAGAGAGGTATCATTTCTTCCAGCAGTTCACGCTGGCCGAATTCCGGGCCGTTCGCTTTCGCTAGGGCATCGAGCAGCGCGCGCGTTTCCGGGACTAACTTTGTGCTATATACTACCAGGGTCTTACCTTCCGCGATTCGTTTACCTTTTGCCATTTGCATTACCGCCCTCGTTCAATGGATTATGTATCTACCATAATTATACTAGTAAAGATAACTTTAAGTAAAGACTTTTAATGACTGATTAAGGGCTGCAACTATGATATATAAAACCATCGTTCCGAAAGGGGGGTACTTCTATACAAAAAGTAAAAGCCGGGTAAGTGTACTAAGAAAGTACCCCCCCGGCAAATTACAGCGTTCTTATATTAAAAGTTCAAAAGAGTAGAACAAAGAAGTAATACTATAAGTAATAGATACTAATAATAACTATATATATATATAACTATTATTATTTATTATTTATATATTTATATTATATATTAGTAGTCTTTTTACGCTGGAAGTCTTTACAGCCAGGTTTGCAGCTTTTCGAAATCCTTACCAGTCGCTTTTACATATAAACGCTGGCCGTCTTCGAAAGATATTACCGCTGTACTAGCGTCTTTCTTACGGCCCCCAATTGCCGCGCCTGCAATCAGGCCTAAGCCCCCTGTAAGCACTCCGCCAATGATTGCCCCTGCTGCGGCTTTTCCCGCGCTTCGGGATGCGGCTTCCTGCCAGTCTAGCCCGGCGACTGTTAGCGTCGAAGAAGTGAACAATCCCGTTTTAAATTTAAGCGTACCTGGATTGTTCCCCTTGTCTATGTATACGTCTATCCCCTTCACATGCTTACAGCCCGTTACGATTTTTAATCTAAGTGACATACGTACCCAGCCCCTTCCTATTATTTCCTTTATTCTACATCGAATGTTCTCCCTAGACAACAAAAAACGACAAAAGGCCCGCTATGGGGCCTTCTACTAAGTATATATGCGTATAAAGTTGTCTTCGTCTGCAATGGCTGTGTTATCCCATTTTCGGGAAGCTAGCAGCTTCGCCTGGGCGATGTCGCCAGCCCTTACGGCCTTCTGTATTTCTCCTATACGGTAATGGCGCTGCTTGTCGTGAATGGATACCAGCGCCAGCTGCGAAAGAATGACCAGCTGGCCGTCTGTCATGTCTGCGGTAAAAAGGCCCTTCGTGTAATTCTCTACCGCCATCTTTATGTACTTGTCTATAAATTGCTGCGTCGCTCTTTTATTCATTTGTCGCCACTCTCCCTATTCTTTACAGATATTATGTCATTTCGGTGCTACAGGAACAATAAGCCATTTACCGGGTACAATGCGGTACGCCGGGTTCGTGTCCAGCACTTCGTAAGCTTCCGGGTCAAGCCCCTGGTCTATCAAGTCTGCGGGGCGTTTTACGAAAGTGCCGTCGTTCAGCGGGTTACGTGCTTTCTGCGCCAGCTGTAGGCTTCCGCTAAAAGCTTTCGGCTTTATCATTTTCCCGCAGTCCGAAGCCCATACTACAGCATGGCTGTAAGTCCTATCAGTCGTTCGCGTTACCTCTATCCCGTTAACTACTGCTGAACAAATCGTTTTTGCCATATTGTCGCCCTCATTTCGTAAGTTGTTATCTATAGGCAACATTATATATAAATAACAATTAAAAGTAAAGACATCTTTATAACTTTACTTATTCAATAAGCAAAGACTTATAAATTAGAGAGTCGCCCCGAATTATCTAAAATTTCCATGGGTACTATATGCATTTAAATATTCACACTTTAGCCACATGAATGTTATCCCAAAATTAGAAGGATTACCCGAAAATGTCGAATGCGATAACGTACAAAAAGCCTACGCTGTAAGGTTTTTCAGCGTAGGCTTTATTTTTGTTGGATACAATTGTCTTCATTTGTCGTTTAGTGTCGATATATTATGATAGCTTCGTATCAAATTTACATTTATTATAGAAAAAAAGAACTCTACGCTAGCGTAGAATCGCGGTCGGAGTAAACCGTAAAACGGTTTACTTTACTGCCTTCTCACCAAACAACAAAAAGCCATTTTCGTATAAAGCACGGGGGTCGCAGCCTAAAACATTGGATACAATGAATATGCTTCTTAAAGACATAGCACGTTCATTAGTAGCCCAAAAGGATATTTGCCGAAAATCAAAACCCGTTTCTTCGGCTAACTTCTGCTGGTTCCAACCTTTGGCGGCTAATTGGTTATTGAGAAGGCAGTGTCCGACTTCACCAGTCATAACGGCCCTCCGAATGATACATTTTTCAACTTATCTATCATAAGGTATTTTCGCTTTACAGGAAAGGAGTGGAAAATAATACAATTGATTATTGTATGTGTTAGAAGTATTTAACTTACATCATAAGAGGGGTACTACACATGTGGATAACGGATAATGAGGACTTAACTGAATTGATTGCTTCCGCAAAAAATAGACTAAAGATATTACGCAGGCAGCAAGAAGAAGATTTAGAGGAATTGGCAGCAGCTAATAAAACCGTTAAAAATGCACAAGAAGCGCTGCTACATAATTTACAAAAATCGGCTATGGATGAAATAAACGCGCTACAAGCAGCCGTCGACGCTGCGCTATTTAACGCTTAAAATACACCCGGACAGATTTATCTGTCCGGGTCTTTTAATATAACAAATAAAAAAGCCCCCAGCCGTTAGGCTAGGGGAAAAGTCGAAGGAAAAAACTTCCCAGCTTTGGGGCTACGCCCGCCGCCAGGATTACTTCGTATTCGTTTCGTGTCCGAAAGTGCTGTAAATCCCGCCGCCTAATAGTGCGTAGGTAATAAGGTCTACGTACAGCTGGTAAGTTCCCAGGTCGGGCGCTTGTCCGTATTTCGCAAGTACCTGATAAATCACCGAAGCTATAGCCGCCAGGAATAGCGGGTTTGTAATTCTCTTTTTAAATGCTGCTTTCTGTTTCTTTGTCATTTGATACCAGCCGCCTTTCGCGCTTCTTCCGCTAATGTATGTTGCCTGTCACGAAGGGCCAGCTGCTTCTTCGCTTCTGCTGCGTTTCCTACCTTCTTCGCTGCTAGGTATGCTTCGTTATGTTTGCCCCATGCAGGGCCTAGAAACCCGTCGATAATGTCCTGCGCGAAGGGCTTAAAGCGTTTCTGCGATTCTTTTAATGCCATTTCGTCGTCCTCCCCTATTCGTGTGTACAGTTCCTGCCAGGGGAATTTCGGCCCAGGGCAGTAAGGTTTTCTTACCGGGTCAATTTGAAAGTGACCGACGACGGTATAGCTGTTGAGAGGAAAGCGCTCGGATTCGCCCCATATACGGGCTACTTCGTCAGTTATGTACTTATGCAGCCACACACTTGCCGCCAGCTGCGCTTCGGTTAGCTGGCCGTCGGTTCCCTCATGTTCGATTCCAATTAGGAATTTATTGGGGTTAACAAATTCTTTACGACATTTATCTTTTACAATTTGGGCCTTAACTTTTGACAGGGTTACAGCAGTAATCCCTTGCGTCCATGCCATGCGACGAATATCTACGTATTGGTCGATTTCGCCCGACTTGCTTATGCCGAAGTGCGCGCTGCTTACTTCGTTCCCTGCGCTGGTAAACCATTGCCGCATACTGTACATAGTGCCACCGCTTATATGGTCACAGATACCGATAGGTATATGACCTTCCCGGCTGCTGTTGTTCGTGTGTGCGTTACCTCGCTGTACAATTTGCATTAAGGCGTACCTCCTTTCGCGGCTAGGTAGCCGATTAGTGCAGCTACGGTTATGGTTACAATCTTTACTATTGTTGTTTGCCAGTTGGTGGATTGCTGGCCGCTTTGCTTCGTCATATTTTGCAGCAGCTTCGCGCTATCGCTAGTCATTTGACCGAATATAGTTAAGATACGGTTTTCGAAGCCGTCCAAACGTGGGAAAATCGTTTCTACTAAGGTCTGCGTCTTTACCTGGTTACTTCCTAGCAGCTGTACGTCGCTTCGCAGCTGGTTATAGTTGTCTTCGATTCGCGCCAGGCGCTGCCGCGTTTCTATCGCTTCTGCGTTAAGCCTGGCGATATGTTCGCCGTATTCTTCCGGGCTGGGTATTCTTCCTGGTTCCATCTGGCCGCTGCCCCCTTCTTGTCGTCAATAGAAAAAACCCCCAATTTTTGGGGGCATCGGTATTCTAACTGTGTAGGTTGAATTCTTGTTATCTTTACGTCAGAGGTACAGGCACATACTGCGGGTCTTCCGGCCCTTTGAGTGCTAACGTATCGGCATGGTGCTGCGGGCTAATCCAGCCGTTCGCAAGGGCGCGGTCAATATCATTAATAAAGTAACTGCGGGCAGCGTAGTTCATAACCGGGCCGCCTGTTGGTTCTACATATTCGGGCCTAGTTGCTTCGATTTTCTCGAAACTGTTTGCCCCTGTAAGATAGACGTTAGTGGCGTAAGACTTTACAAGTAGATTATTTACAGCCATTAAATTACCCCCGTTTCGATTAGTAGTTCTAGCATTTGTTGCAAGGTATCGCCTTGTTCCTTAACTACCCGATTACTAGCTGCCTGTTCGTCTCTAGCCGTTCGCAATTCAGCTTCCAGGCTTTCTATTTTTAGCTGCTCGTCTGTCTTCGGAGTTGGCTCGTTCTCCTTATCAATTTCCTCCTGTGTCTTTTCGCGTGGCAATACATTAACCAATTCACCTTCTACCACATGAAGCGTAAAGTATGGGTGGAACTGTTTGATCTTAGCTGCCAAACCCGCGCCTTCTTCGGTGCCGCAATCAACAATATAATAAGGTTCCGTCGAGTCAGGATATGTCCCCTCATGTAGCCAGTAACCCGTTTCGTATGCCCCGCTTTCGAATATAAGAAGCTTGTCTTGATTCATTGTCACCCTCCTATCTAAACGCGATGTACTGATATACAGCGCCGTTAAAATTCGTCCATGCGTGCTGGAATGTATCCCCGTTGTATCCAACGGAAATCTTATTTGTGCCTATGACTAATTGCGGCGTCCCAGCCATCGAGAGTATTGAAGGATAAGCCGTAGTTACTATGCCACCCCTATTGTATCCACCATCCCCGGAGGGGATGTAAACCATGCTAGGTGTGAAAGGTAGCGCAATATCCCTCGAAGCCGTTCCTGTGCCTACGTATGAACCAGAAACAACGGGGTTGTAGTCCGTTCTTAAAAACTCAGCCCAAGCCGTCCAAATGCCCGCTGCTTGCCTGCGCTCCCATACGCGATTAGTGTAAAAATCACGGGCGGTCTGCGTTACATATCCCCCAGCTTCTGAGTAATTCGTTACATCTAGGTAAAGCCAATCAGTAACCCCAGCAGGTCTGTTGACGGTTAGCACACCGTTATACTTACCGTTAGTGATTACTGTATCTAGGTTAGTCCCAGAAGCTAAGAAAATCGTTTCATTGCTAACCTGTCTCCAAGTACTCCAGACGTTGTTTATCTGTCTTCTCGTCCAGAATCTACGGTCATCAGTAGCGTAAGCGTTTTGTACCGTGTACTCGCCAGCTGGATACCTGGAAACCTCTATAAAGAAGTTCATTCCCGCTGCAGGAACGTTTGTGCCTTGAGGTACGTGATACCAACCGTCTGTTTTAAGAGTATCAGCGTTTACGCCTGTACCTTGATTGACCATCTCCCGACTTACTAGAGTCCAAGTAGTCCAAACGCCCACTGCTGTTTCCCTGCGTGTCCATACTCGATTATCGTTGAACGAATATGCAGTTTGTGCAGCGAAGTTCGCAGCGTTATTAATGCTTATTACGTCAATCAAAAATCCACCGCCCGCTATCGGACCGTTTACTGCGTTAAATACGCGGTATCTACCTGTAGTTATTAGAGTGTTAATATTAGTGTTGTCAGTAAGAATGACCGTAGTATTCGCCCTGTTAGCTTTCGCCGCAATCTCTTGCAGCGCGCCTTCTACGTCAGTGGAGGTGATAATATTACCAGCGTCAGCGACAGTAATTATAGATGCGGCATGAGTTGCAGGATGAGTATAGTTGGTTGCACCTTCCGCTACCCCGGCGAGCTTTGTCTTTTCAGCAGTTGTAAAGTCCTCCATAGACAGCTGCTTACCCGCAACCTTATCGACCTTATCCGTGTTTAACGCATCGAGCGATTTGTCCGGCGCTGTGTACCAGTTCGCTTTACCTGTAATGCCCTTAATCATATTTCCGAGTTGCCCCAGAAGCGACGTAAGGGCGTCGGCTGCACCCGCTGTCTGTACTGTCGTGTCAACGATTTGCCTTGTACCTATCGCTGTGTCGTTAACTGCGCCAGCTGCTAGGCCTGCCGAAGTAATTTTCGGGGCGTCGCCAGCTGCGCCTGTATGTTTATGACCAACTGCGGCGTCAAATTTCGTATTTACAGCTTCCAGGGAAATAGCCGGGGCTGTGTACCAAGCAGCCTTCCCGGTAATCTGCTTTGCCATATTCCCCAGCATGGAAAGGTTATTTGTAAGAGTTTGCGCCCCGGCCGCCGCTACTGTCGTATCTACTAAAGTACGGTTCCCTATTTTTGCGTCAGTCCCCCCGCCGTCCTTTAGCTGAATATGGCCGTTAGTAAATTGTAGACTTACATCGTCAGGCGTTCCCCCTACCTGGACTAACGTAAGCGCAGTCGTGCCTAGGGTAATTACTCCCGTTGTCGTTAGCTGCCAAGTCGTGAACTGGTTAACTGTACCTTCCAATACTCGCGCAGACATCCCAGTCGTAACCTTTCCTGCTGTATCTGCGTCGACTGCTCGCGACCAGGCTGCGGCCTGTACGACGTATACGCCATTTTGTGCTGCTGTCGTCTGATTCTTTACAAGTACCCGGTCGCCTGCTATTACAGCAACGCCGTCAATCGTTTGCGGGGCTGATAGGTTAATATTCGCGGTAGTTGCAGCCCTTACCGCGTCTTTTGCGTCACGGATATACAAAAAGCCCCTGTTTACTATATCGCTGTCTACAGCTGGGTCTGCTACCTGGGCGCGCCCGGCTACGTCGCGCTTCATAAGTACGGAAGCCGTCGCTGCGTTTGTGGCTGCGGTAAGCGTACTGTTCGTCGCTTCTAATGTAGTCGCCGGGGATGTGTACCAGTTCGCCTTCCCGGTTATGCCTTTTATCATGTTCCCGATTTGTCCCAGTAGCGTAGTTGCTGTAGCAGCAGCCCCCGCCGTTTGCGCTGTGGAATCGGTTATCGTGCGATTTCCTATAATGGCGTCTGTTGCTGCGCCTGCTACCAGGCCAGCGGTTCCGATTTTTGGCCCTTTACCAGCCGCCCCGCTGTGGTCGTGGCCTGTAGTTTCGTGGAAAAGTCCGTCCAGCTTTACCCAATTATCCCGCAGCATGGTATCGGTATTAAATACGTTCTCGCCGTCCGTTGCTGTATCCGGGTAATAAAGCCCCAGCTTCGTAGTTGTTGCCATTTATCCAGGCTCCCTTCTTATAAACTTTCTCCGAATGGTGCTAAGTTTTTAAGTTTCAGCAGATTTAGGTCTTTTATTTTCATGAGGTTTATTTCCCGAACTTTTACGTACCTATATTGGAAGACGTGGCCCAGGTGTGCATGGATAATATTTTCTACCGCGTCGTCAACGTCGGCGATTTTATCCGGAACGCCAAGGGGGCCACCGAATTTAATATTTACCATACTGCCTACCAGGTCTATACTTACGTCTACCTGACCGTTAACGAAAGATTCACAGACGGTCTTCACCAGGGACGCCGAAAAGTTACCAGGGCTTCGCCAACGGGAAAGTACCCGCCCCCGCCTGGTTTCGTAACTGTCGGTAGTAAGGGTCGGGATATGCAGCTGGTCTTCGTAAAACTTTAAGCCCCATGTCGCTGTCTTAATTCGCAGTTGCGCTTTAAGATCGGCGTTTTTGTCGTCTTCGGTATCATATTCGCTGCCCTGGGCCGCCTGGATTTCGGCGTATACCGCGCTAGTTTCGTAGTATTCTGGGGCCTGCGATAGCATACGGTCTACGCGCTGGGTCATAGGCCAGTCACCGTACCCAGCGTCGGTGCTTGTGACTGTGTTATCGTAAGGTCTGCCGTACCGCCGTTAATGGTTAAGGTCGAAAAGCTTTTAAGCCCGACCGTAAAGGCCAGCAGCCCATAAATTTTGTTATAGATTACAGGAAGTGGCGTCTTCGTTGACGGGTCTACTTCGAATACCAGTTCTTTAAGGTACGCCTTAACCGACGATTGGAAGGCAGCTTTTACCGTAGCTGGAATAGCGCCAGCGGCGTACTGCGTCCCGGTTACTGTAATGTTTACGGCCAGGTTATCCGCCGCTGCTACTGTACAGGCGTTCCCCAGCGGTACTTTACCGTCGCCCAAGCCAGTAGCGCCAGGGTCTAGGTACACCTGGGTATCGGTTACTACCTGGGGCGTAGCTGGCGTTAAATCCAGCCCGGCCAGCAGTACCTTCGACGTATTAACGCCAGCCCAGCGTGGAATAACTTTCGCCTTACCGACGCCTGCGACTTCCTGCGCCCATCTTTGAAGGTCGTACTTATTACCCCCGGTGTCTGGGTGCGTCGCTTTAAAGTCGTACCGTTCCCAGGCTTCTTCGTCTGTTTCTGGATCGCGCGCTAGAATGGTCGATCCCTGGTCTGCGATAATCCGTACGCCTGGAATAGAAGGCTGTAAAACGAATTGACTGCCTGCCGCCAGGTTCCCAATAGTTCCTGCCGTTTGACATGTAATTTTAAGGATAAGCGCGGTACTGGTCGCCCAGTTTACCCCAGCGTCAGCGGTGAATTTAAGCGGTTGGCCCTGGTCGTCCAATACAACCGCGTATAGCTGTTGCCCTTGTGGGATATTTACGCCCGCGTCAGCTGTGATAAGGAGTGCGCGCTTATTAGGCGTAGCCCCAATTCGAGTTAGCCCGACGTCGTATAGGCAGTCGTCCAGGTCGCTACCTTCCGCATAAAAGGCAAAACGGCTGGCTAGAATCGTGTCCTGGTTTATTTGCAGCTGCTTAATTTCTGCCGGGCTAGGGGCTATTGCGTCGAACATAAAGTCGCCAGGTTCGGCCCGCCAGCCGTCAGTCTCTACTTTGGCTATCATACGGTCGCGTATGGTCATTTCGGTTTCTTCGAAAACGGGCTGGAATTTATTACGTGCCATTAAGCTTATCCCCCTTCCTTTATGCGGTGAATGTTAAAGTATCCGTACCGTAAACATGGTCGAAAGTTGCCGTTATTACGGCTTCGTCCATGCCATGGCGCTGTATCGTTATGTCGCGTACGTCGTGTAACCAGGGGTCGTATATAACGGCTTCTCTTACGGCACGTTCCATTTCCGAAAGCTTCGCAGCAGTCGGAAGATCCGATATTCGAATATTGTCTACGTCGCTGCCGTAGGTATGGCCCCGGCTTCCTTCTACTTCCGGGTCGGCTGCGTAAATTAAAAAAAGCCCGCGAATAGTCTGCTGGGCTTTTAATACAATTTGTTCTACGGCTTCCGTGCCTGTGACCGTTCTTACCTTCCCGGCTGCGTCAAATGCGAATTCCCCAGCCTGCCAATCGTATACCGGGGTTTTTCGGTTGTCTTTACTTGCCATGAATACCGCCCCCTTAATACTTATTAAGAATGATATAGCTTACCTGGCTATCGTCCCAGGTCGGCGCTATTGCTACCCGGTCGCCGTTTGCCAGCGAAAGGCCGTTCGGCTTTGAAGCGCTGTAAGTCGCCGCCATTCCGTCGGGCTTTACTTTGCTACCGTCCCAGGTCGCCATAACCAGGCCCCCGTTAAGCTTTGCCAGGATAGCCCAGCGGTTACTGCCGCCTTCGCCCCCGGCTACCGGGAAAGCCAGCAGCTGGTCGCCTTCGCGCAGCGGGTAACACTCTACCGGGATTTCGAATATATCCAACCCCAGGGCCAGCTTCGTACCTTGCATAACAAAGGTAATGGGGTCGGGTTCGGAAGTCTTTACTTCTACAATATGCAAGGCGTTTTCGCCTTCGCCGCTGCTCATATTTCGAAGCAGTTGAAGCAGCGCTACGGTCTTATCTGTATTTTTTGCCATCCTAACCGCCCCCTTACTTCTTCGCGTCTAGGCCGTACTTCTTAATTAGGCCCTTCATTTCTTCGTTATAAACTGGTGTTTCGCTTACGCCCTTACCTTTGCCGTCTTTGTCCTTACCGTCGGCTGCCGCTTTTTTCTTCTTCGGCTTCTTAATCTTTTTACCGTTTGCCGTATAGTCCTTCGTGTCGTCTTCGGCGCTATCGAATGGTACAGGCGGTAAGCCCGGCGCTTCTTCGACGTCAAAAACCAATGTAATCCGTCGGCTGCTTTGGAAGGTATGTTCTACCCGACGAATATAATAAGGGCCTAGCGCCTGGGTTAGATCGTCTTCGACGTAAATAACGTCGCCTACGTGGAAGATAGGCATTACCATATCGTCGTTAACGCCTTCGATACCGATAGACGCTTTAATCTTTACGCCTTCTTCCAGCATAGCCGCCGCGTCAGATTCCATTGTCTTTTCGTGGTCTTTGTCAACTTCTTCGAAGCGCGTTCTGGCCCCGAAGTTCTCTATGGCTTTTTCGTCGAATTGTACCACTGTCTTACCCGTTTCACGGTTAACCAACTTAACTACGTTGTAGTGTTCTTCCAGGCTTTCTTCGTACTTCGCAGCAGTCATATTTACACCGCGCTGGAAGGCCCACATTTCCGAAGGCATTTTCCTTTCGAAGATCGTAGCCCCGAAGTCTTTTACCGAAGGGTCGAAACGTAGCCAATACTTTTTACCGCCGCCCCTGGAAGTCTTTACCAGGCCGTCGATTATGACTTTATCTCCTTCGGCTTTCTTGTAAAAAGATGCAGGAAGAACTACCCCAGTAGGGGCAAGCTTCCCGCGCGCTACGCCGATGTTTTGCAGGACTTCTTCGGCCCTTTGACTTGCTGTAAGGCCCCCGGCGAAGTAGTAGTCGTCAGGATTCTTAACCAGGAAGTAAAGCGGGTCGTAAACTTTGTATGTTATCGTACCTTTAGCTTCCCAGCCCCTAACTTCTAGGAAGCCAAAAAATTCGCGCCTATCGCCTACGAATAGTTCGACTGATTGGCCTAAGTAATTTACAAGACCTTCGGCAGCTTGCAGCTGGAAGTCCAGCGAACGACATGACGCTTCTATATCGTCCGTAATTCTAGGCGGGGACGAAAGCAGCGAGGCTATATCTTGCATATTAATAACCAGGCGCAGAGTCATAGCTTATATACCTGGCCGGGTTTTATTAGGTTTGGGTTAGTGCCGATTACCGCTTTATTGTCTTCGTAAATCGTCTTCCAGGGCTTCGGTACTTTCTTACCGATAAGCGTAAGTGTATCGCCGTTTACTACGGTGTACGTATTCGAAGCATCTGCCGCAGTCGCCGGGGCAGGTCTGTCGTCGGCTGTTTGCCCAGTCGATACTGGCGTACCGTCGGGCTTAACCTTCTTCGGGGCCAGCTTTATATGTTCGGTAAAGTTTACCGTGTAATATATGTCGCCTTCCGCACCCCGCAGCTTCGGCTTAAACGATTGTAAAAACATTGTTTTATTAAGTCCGAAGGCCGCTATGATTACCTGTAAGCTAGTACCGTTATCCTTCCAGCTAGAAAACTGGTTACGGTAAGATAATGGCGTTTTAAGCAGGCTAGGGCCGACGGCGCAGTAGCTAGGGTCGTGCCTGGCCGGGAAGAAAGATTCCCAGCCTATGCTGTCCAGTTCTACGCCTGCGGGTATGGCTACCGTTCCCAGGTCTAAAATATCCACGGTTATCGGCTTTTGGTCGCCGTCGTCGTAGGCTATTTCGCCGATGGTCGGAAGTACGGGAATAGTTAAACTTTTCCCGGTTTCGTTGTCTTTTATAGTTATTTCTACTTTGATACCCGGTAAGGTCATACCAGCGCCCCCTTATCTGCCGACGTAAGGATAGCCGCCGCTTCCTTGGCCCTTGTATGCAGGCGGTCGATAAATTGGTCTAACAGGTCGTCGGCATTGTCACCCGGCTGGGTGTGTACTTCTATCTTTCCTACCAGGCTAGCAACGTTTATATCGCCGCCTGCCTTCGCCGCCGGGGCTGCTACAGCGTTTACGCCTGTCGGGGCGATATTCGTTCCTGCTGCACTAAACGACGCGCCAGGGGCCATTGTAGCGCCGCTGGCAGTGGCCGTTACGTTCATACCCATGTTAGTACCCGCGAAAGCATTGCTTACAGCGTCTTGGAGGACGCCCTGCTGCTTGTTTACGCCAGTCGCTAGGGTAGTCATTACCGCGCCCCCGCTATACGTTAGCTGGGAAAGTGGCCCCTTCTTCGCGTCGGAGAATGGCAGAAATTCGCGTACCTTTTCCATAACGCCCTTAACCGCGTTTACCGGGGCCATAGCCATAGATTTAATACCGTCTACCAGCGTCGTAATGATAGCCTTACCCGAATCATAGAATAGGCTACCAAGGCCGCCGAAGAAGTCTATAATACCGTTCCAAATTCCTTCGAAGATGGTTTTTATGCCTTCCCAGGCCATTTTCCAGTCCCCAGTTAGCAGTCCCAGCGCCGTCTGTATAAGCCCGGATATAATCGCCCAGGCTATACTTATAATGCTAGTAATCGTATTCCATACGAATTTAACGACGGCCATAATTACCTGGAAGCCGCCGACTATGATACTGCCGATAGTGCTTAATGCAGCCATGATAAACGGCCCTAAAACTGTCCAGGCTGCCATAATGATTACGAAGGCTGCTAGAATGATTTTACTTATCGCGGGCCAAATTGCCGTTACCCAGTTAAGTACTTTCGTAAAGGCCCCGACTATTGACGTTGCTATCTGTACGACTACGGGAATTACCGCAGCTGCCAGCTGGCCTATTACTTTGTATACCAGCATGATAGCGGGCCATAAGATCGTAGTAACTGCCCAGGCTATGATACCTACCAGCATAAGTACCGTCGGCGCGATAGCCTTAAAGAAGTTATAAATGGCCGCGCCTAGTGGTAAGGCTACGGCCATTATCGACTTAAAGGCTTTTACCGCTACGGAAAGCAGCAGCTTAACAGTCGGTATTACGTTCTGCTGTACAGCTTCCCACGTATGCAGCATCGTATTTTGTATCATAGGCCATACACGTTTTGCTACTGCCTGGATAAGCTTAAAGCCGTTTACCAGGTCATTGACTACGCCCATTGCGATACCCGATATAGTCGGCCAGTATTTCATAGCCTGTTGCTGAATCCAACGGAAGGCCGCGCCCAGGGCGTTTAATACCGTTAACGCTACGGCCTTGATAATCGGCCAGTATTTTATAGCCTGCTGCTGCATCCATTTGAAATGGTTAACCAGCGCAGAAAAGACCGCCAGGGCCGTAGCTTGTATCTGCGGCCAATAAGTCTTAAACAGGAATACGGCATATTTCGCGTAGTAGGCTATGCCATGAAATACATACCAAGCAGTATCAATAATAGAATAAAGCGCCCTATTAAATCCGTCACTAAAGCCTAAATCTATCAGTTTCGAAGGGTCTGCGTTATTCCATATAGCCGCGATTGCCTGGCCGAATTTTTTAGCGAAGTTCCACATATCAATCAGCTTCTTCTTCGCGCCGTCCATACCGCCATTCATTTTTATAAATAAGCCTATAAGCAGACCGATACCTAAAATAATCCAGCCGATAGGATTCGTAAGCATGGCTGCCGATAGCAGCCGCATAGCGATAGTCGCCGCCATTGTATAAGTCTTCATTGCAGTCATAACACCGACTACCGCGCCTATGGCAATAGCGACACCCTGTACAAAGGGCTTTATATCCTGCCAGTTCGTTTTAATGTATTGGAAGACTGGTGCGCTGGCTTTCCGGGCTGCCTTGAAAGCCCCAACGATAACCTTTTGCGCGTATGCCATTTCGTTCCCTACAACGGCCCCAAACTGGTGTACTTTACTTATAAAGCGGTCTATGGCCCCGTTTTCCTGCAATTTGTTTAAGAATTCCAGGTAATTCGCCAGGTTCTTCTTCGCCCTATCGAAAAGCGGTTTACCTAGGTTTCGCCCTAGCGTCGCTACGAAGTCCGAAGCATTGGAAAGCATCCCTTTATAACTTGTTGCCTGCATAGCCATACCGCCCTTAAAACGCTTTTCCATTAGGGCGAATAGCGCAGCATTGAAGGCAGTCATATCGGTTATACTGCCCTTACTATCTATCGGGTTAGTACCTAGGGCCTTCGCCTGGTCTTGTATCATGCCTTTAGTGATACCGAATTCTTTTAACCGTTCTACTTCCCCGGTCTGTGCATCGGCGACGGCTTCGACGGCTTGCATAAGGTCTTTACCCATTACAGAAGCCATATCCCCTACGACGCCTAACGTTTTTTCAGCACTAATACCGTATGCTGCCATTTTCGTTGTAGCTTCGACTACCTGGGGAATTTCGAAGGGGGTCTGCGCGGCAAATTTATTAGCCCAGGCCAACGTCCTAGTAGCTTCTTCCGCGCTACCCAGTACGACTGTTAACGTATTTTGGTATTGTTCCATATCAGCGTTCGAACCTATCAGCCAGTCGAAGGCTTTTTTACCTACTGCGATGCCGCCCAGGGCTACGGCCAAGGCCCCCAGCTTTCCTATCAAACCGTCGGCGCTAGTTGCAGCGCCCCGCATACTGTCCCGGAAGCTGTTTGTATTTCGGTTCGCTTCCCGTATACCCCGTGTAAAGTCGTTATCGAAGTAGTTAAGCCGTATTCCCATAGTAAACTCGCGCGACAATGTAGTACCCCCCTTCTCTTATTTCTTCTTAGCTGCTTTTTGTTCTTCTTTTATTTTTAGCATTGTAGCCTGGTAGATAAATTCCCTTTCGAATGGCGGTAGGGCTAATATTTCCGACGGAAACTTACCTTTGTCGTTCCATATGTAGCCCAGTAGTTTCGCTTCGCCATTCGATTTTAGGAGTTTTTTACGGCTTCCTGCGTTTCTTTCGCGGCTTTTTGTCCGAATCCGCTATCGCTCTGAATTTTTACAGCGAAGTTAATAATTTCGCCCGGCGATAGTAGAATGCTGATTGCTTCGTCGGCAGTTGTTACTGGCGGCTTACCTTCTTTTGCGTTCGCTTCTGTCAATTTGTCCAGCAGTGCCTTACTAGCAAAAGTAAAGTTGCTTCGCGTGTCTTTGTGTACAGCTGCGATTACTACACGCGCCATCATTTTATCGTCGTCAACTTCGGGTTCCATACCACCCGTTCCGTTAGGTGTCATTTTTACGCAGTCTTTTTTAATTTGCTTGTACTCTACGGAATCAATAGCCGTATACGGTACGTCGCCTAGCTTGTCTACTTCGAATTCACCTTGTTTAATTGCTGTGAGTTCCGCAGCGTCTTTGCCTAGTATGTCCTCTAAAGAAATGAATTTTTTTACGTTTGCCATGTTTGTTTACCATCCTTTCGACTGTTGGAAAAATTTAAGGGGCTGGCATTTCGCCGCCCCTATTATCTTTATATCTTTACTTCTTTACTACTAGATCGTTTGTACGTAGTTAAAAGCGTCGAAGGTGAAGTCCAGCGATACTTCTACGTTACTGTCTACTGCGAAGTGCATAAGCGGCGCGCTATCGAAGCTTACGCCGCGAAGTAGTACCGCTTCCTGGCCCCGGCTTGTCGGGTCTGCCAGGACGCCCCGGAATACGAATTTAGCCGTAGGGTTATCGGCTATTTTCTTTTGTAGGCGACTGTCGATTTTAAGGAAAGTCATGCTACCGCTACCAGTACCGCCCATTACTTTATGGGTGCTTAAAAACTGGCCGGGCAGCTGAATTTCTTCTTTAGCGAATTCGACATTAGCTTCGAATTCTTGTACGGTTTGGTTTTCCTGGCCGTTTTCGTCGTACAGGCGGCCGTACTTACCGTTAATAATTTCGTTACCGTCAATGTTAGCCATTTATATTTGCGCCCCCTCTCTTAAAATTTCACGCCGAATTTTTGGTAGATTTTTTCCATAGAATCGGTCGGCCAGTAGTCGGAGTAGAAAAAGGCTTCGTCGATTTTCGGGTTTTTGCTGGCTTTGTCGCCGTGGTAATCCGGGTCTTCCTTGTAGGAATAGGAAGGCTGGATAATTTCGTCACGTACTAGGCCCCGGAAGAATTCGTCTTCGATAGTCGCAGCGAACGCCTGGCGGGCTGCCGTTGTGTTCGACTTCGTTTTCTTATACTCGTCGCCGAAGGCTTCCGTAGCGCGGTTAACGTAGTCGATAGTACGGGATACGCGCATTTTACGCATTTCCAGCTTTTCGTCGCCCGTTACAGCAGAAAGGGTATTTACGCCTTCGTCGATTACAACTTTGCCGCCCTTCATTACGAAAAGAAGCGTACCCTTTTGCTTCGCCAGGATACGGTTAGCCTTCGTAAGCTGCGTCTTCGAATTGACTGCTTTAAATGGTGTTACCTGGTCTGTTACGCTTGTATTAAGCGGTCGGCTGCAAGCGTAAGCCGCTGCAAAGATCGCCATATCTGCCGCGTTGTAGCCGTCGCAGCCGTTACCTACGTTAACGATACCCCTGTAGTTAATGGCTACGCTTTTCGCGTTCGGCAGGGTTAGGTCGGTATCCCAGCCAGCAACGCCGCCCCGGTAAGCTTCCAGGTAAAGGCCTTCACCGCGTACGCGCTTTACCCAGGTTTCCAGTACCGCTAAGACGGCTTCGTCGGTTGTACCATCAAGCGCTACCGCGTTTGCTGTACCGTCTGTTTCGACTTCCGTTAGGAACGCTGTATATTCGGTTACAGTCGGCGCTGCGCCATTGTTACCGCCTGCGAATACTACGCCTGCCGTATTAGAAGGCAAGTTCGTCCCCAGTACTTTTACCCGTACTACTGGGCTGGATGAGAATTTAGCCGCTAGGCCTGCTACTGTGTCGGATTCGTCACCCCATAAAACGACGCCAGCTTCCACGATTTCTACGCGGGTAGTGCCTACCGCTACGCCTGCTTTAACGACTGCTGTAAAGGCGCGGTCAGAAGGGTAAAGGGTTTCCAGCGTCCAGGTCGTACCCGAAGCTACCGCCAGGATAGCCGTACCTTTCGCCGCAGCTGCCACCGCCAGGCGATAGCCTAGTAGGATATTCGGCTTGTACGTCGCGTCAGCGTAAGCCAGGTCGTAGACTTTGTTCGCCGTAAAGGCCGTACCGTCTGCGTTATTTGTGTCGTTAAAGTCCTTCGCCGAAGCGTAAGGCAGTAGCTGGTTAACAGGCCCCCAGTTTGCCGTAAATGGGAAAGCAGCTACGCCAATATCTGCGCTAGGCCCTTGGCTAGAAACCGCCTTTACTAGCGAATATACGCCGCTTAATTCCTGGCTTTGCCCTTCTGTGTATGTTCCTGCCATTTCGGTTTATTCCCCTTTCGTTCCGTCTTCGACTGTTTTAGTCGTTACGGTCTTCGTTCTGAATTCTTCCAGGCGAGTTTCAGCTTCTTCCCTGGTAATGGGTTCGGAGACGCCGTAAAGCGCCCCGGCCATTAGTTCGAGCGAAGCGCCGAAGTGTGCCGCCCCTGCAATAAGATCGCCGGGCATAAAAACAGCAGGCGCTTCGCCCTGCTCTTTCCTACTCTGTTTCATGTTGTGGCTCCTTTCCTATCCTGGCGGGTTGTAGTGTGGATTCGTTACTACGGTCGTAGCAGCTGGCGGTTCTACTGGTCGGTTACGGCTGTATGTTGCTTCATATTCGACACTAAAGGGAACGTCAAGGGCTTCGCTAGTTTCGAAGCGTACCGTAACTTCTTTCAGAATGCCGATTTTAGCGCCTGTACGGTCGAATACGTCCAGTAGACCGTCGCGGTCTTCCAGGTCTAGCTGTATACGGGCCTGGTAACCCAGCAGCTGCGGTAGATCGGCAGCGAATAGCCGCCCGTATTGCCGCACCTTGTTAACGAAGACGTAGCGGCTGATATTTCTATCGCGACTCCGCTGCGGCGCTTCCCATAGGATTACGGGCCGGGCTACGGTAGGAGGGGCAGCCGATAGAAGCATACTGCTAAGCCCTGCTGTAGCTTTTACCCAGCGGGTTATGGCTTCAAGTTCGAACGTAAAATAATTTCCCATGCCTGCCCCCCTAACTAAATAGCTTTTGATACAGCCTACGGAATTCATATTCCAAAATATCGCCCAGGTCGTCTTCCAGATCGTCCATCGCCCTTTCGAACATATGGCGGCCCGGAATAACTTTACCCGAAAGGATAATACCCCTGTGATGATGCGGCATATAGTAAAAAGTCCCGCTGCGCCATTCTCCCGGTACATACTGCCCACGTGTCATAGTCCAGCCGTCGTTAACTTGTTCCGCATATGGTACAGCTGTACCGACGAAGACGTATCCCCTGTTTCCAGCTTGTAACTTAAATACGTTATCCGGGCCACCCATTGACATACTGCCGCGTAAGCGTCCCGTTCTTACTGGCGTATAATCGTCCAGGTGTTCCAGCGCCCGTAAGCCCGAAGAACGAAGGATACGGCTTTGAGTGTTCTTTACTTCTGTATTTTCCAGACTTACTAGCCATTTCTGCCATTCCTTTAAGCCGCTTTGTTCAATAACGCGCCGGGCCATTTTAGCCGCCCAGCCATGTTACGCCGTTGTCGGCCTGGGCTGTGTTGGCAGCTTCGAAGGCTTTTTTATACGGCAGTAACATTTTATCGACGGCAGCCAGCGGGTTACTATTTGCTTTATCCCGGCTAAAGGAAGAAACCGGGGCGCTTTCGGTAATAATCCCTGTAACGCTGTCGGTCTGTGAAGTCTGCCCTTCGGCCAGGATTTCGAAGGCCGTAGAAACGATTACTTTTAGGTTATCGTCTACGTTAGGCGGTTCGCCGCCGATTACCCCAAAACAATAAGCGTTAGCGCGTCCCAGGTACTTCGTTACGTCGCCTTCTGCCATATTGTTAGGGTAGTAGGTCGGCAGTTCCGCAGCAGTAAGGAAAGCCATACGGTAGCCCCCTATTACTTGATTAACGCAGCTGCGAAGCCTTGCGCGATTACTGCGGCAATAATTTCGGGCTTCTTCGCGTCGTATGCCATGTCTACGCCTGCTTCTTTCGCAGCTGTGTACAGCTCGTCGCGTTTGTATTGGCCGTCCAGCGCTTCCGCTTGCTTTTCGGCTTCGGTCGCTTCAAGGCCGCCCGCGTTATGGTCGGGTACTTTGGCAGCAGGTTCGATGTTCTGCGCGTGGCCCGATTTAATAAGCGAAGCCGCGCTTTTTTCGCTAATTTCGATTACTTTCCCTTTGGGAATGTCTGCCCCTGATAGGGAAACCCCCGTTGCGATTACCGTTACTTTCACCATTACAACTTCTTTTTCTGCTTCTTCTTTTGCCATGTTCGTTTACTCCCTTCAAATGTTTCTATTTTTAAGAAATACCCCGGCTATCCAGCAGGGGTATTCAATATTTTGCTATTACAGCAGTACCGTAGTTTGGAAGATAAGGTTCGGGTTCGTGATTTTCGGGAACGAAGAAGCGACGACGTTAATTACCGAGCGCGTCGGCATTTTAAGGTCGATCGTTTCCGCGAAAATACCCGGTTTCATTTGGTTTTCAATCGTCGGCCCCATAAGCTGGTTTCCGATTTCGGCGCTTTCGCGAAGGAATACGCCTTTTTTCGGGTTAAGCAGGCGGGTAGTCGTGCGCGCGCCAGTATTAAGGTCGCGGTACGTTACGCTGCCGTCGAATGCTTCGATAGGCGGCATGTTGCGGCCACGAAGGAAGGTATTCACTTCGTCCAGGGTCAGCAGCTTGTCGGAATAGCCCGTAATGGCTTTACGCGTCGCCAGGTCGTTAAGGATTTTGCCCACGACTTGCGTAGACGTCATGTAAACGTCGGGCGCTACGCCGTTAAGGTCTAGGTACAGCTGTACCCAGGCTTCGTATTCCGTAATGATCGTCGGGTTAACGTCGTCCCATTTTACAGCGGCTACTTTCTTATTCGATGCGGGTACGCCGAAGTCGGTAGTAAGGATAATGCCGTCTTTGTTGTACGTCATTACGCCTTCGCCTGCTGCCTGCCATCCCATCCATTCGATACGGGCGTCAATATTGTCTTTAATCTGCGCTGCCTTGCCCAGCAGCTGCGTTTCGGCCAGCTGGCGCTTCGTTGGGTCGCTGCCCTTGTCCATAAGCGCGCCCAGTTCTTCCTTAGTTACCAGGTATCCCTGTGCAATATCCGCGATTTCACCCGATACCTTTTTCATAGGGTCACGGTCAGTTAAAGGCACTTCGCCCAGGCCGCTTACCAGGTTCGCCATATCAGCCTGGCGCGTTACGTAGGAATCGTAGAATTTCGTATCGAAAGTATCCTGGCGTGGCAAGAAGCGGCCCATTACGTACGGCTTCTTCTTGATAGGAATTGCTTGAATGAATTTGGTGAAAAGCGGATTACTGAATTTTTCGCTATATTGAGCTAAACCTGCCATTTGCGTATTCCCCCTGTGGGTGTTTTTTGTGAATAACAAAAAGACGGCAGGATTTTCAGCCGTCTTTATCTACAGATAACGGTATGCTTAAAAAAATTTTAGACGTTGACGTACTTAATTTGCGGCGTGTCGGCCTTGAAGCCTGCCGTTACCCCGATTAGCTGGCCTTCGTAAACCGAAGCGCGCGTAAGCGCCTGGCCGAAAATCGTATCGGCGTTCGTGCCATCGTCCTTTACAATCAGCTTGATAGACTGGTCAAGAATGACCGGGTTATCATGCGTAGCTGGGATATGGCCCGTAGCGTCTACGACGCCGCCCGCATTGTACGGTACGTATTTCTTCGTCGCTTTTTCACGTACCAGGCATTGCCCTTCCAGGATAAGCGCGCCTACCGCGAATTTCGTACCGTCCAGCGTACCGCCGATTAGCATTACGTCATAGTTCGCGCTGGCCTTAATTTCTTTGCTGCCCAGTACCGAATCTTTTCGGATTTGGCCGTCATAAGTTCCCGCCATTGTGTGATTCCTCCAATTACTAATTTAAGTTGTCTTTACTTCTTTACTTCTTTACTTCTTTACTTCTTTACTTCTTACTGTTCGGGCTTGTGGCCAATAAGCGCCAGCATGTCGGCTACGGCTTTGTCTTCCTTAGCCTGATTGCCCGCACCGCCGCCGCCATTACCGCCGCCAGGCGGTTTACCTTGAAACGTGCCGCTGCCTTTGCCGCCCTTGTCCGCTTCGTCACCTTTGTCGTCTTCGTCTCCAGCGCCGCCTTCGGGCGTTTTGAATAGGTTTGGTTCCGCTTTTGCCAGCTTCCGCAGTACCAGGTCTACGCTACGTTTGTCGGGTACGTCGTTTTCGTCGTACTCGATTTCGTCGACATAATCACGAAGGGCACGTACGACCTGGTTAGGATTAACCGGGGTATATTGCCCGCCAGCGTTTCGGAGTACCGCGTTTTCCAGCGATAGGTCTTTAAGCTTGTCGCCCATGCTTTTCGCTTTTCCAGCGTCTTTACGCAGCTGCGTTAACTCCGCTTCGGTTACGGTTCCTTCTTTTTTGCCGTCGCCTTTAGCCAGTCCTACGATATGCGCTAGTAGGCCCTTATTATCTACGTCCAGTTCTACGCCCGCCGTTTTAAATTCCTTGCGAATGATACGGCGCGCGACGTTAACCGCCATACGGTCTACGTCTTCCTGGCTGTAGATCAATTCGCCGCCTTCCGGGGCTTTAGGGTTGAATTCCAGCGCTTTGTCGTGTTCATCCTGGGTTAAGTCTTCGTCTGCCAGCAGATCGGCTACCTTCGCGTCATACTGTTCCTTCGTAAGCTTGCCAGCGCGGTACTTTTCCTGTAATTTTTTCAGCCAGTCCATAACTGTATTCCTTTCAGCGCAGTAATAAAGGGCTGCCCCTATATGCGCCCTGTTTTTTCGATACAGGTAAACGAGTATTTGCCCCTTTCGGGTATATAGAAAAGGCCCGCAGCTGTGAAAGCCTGGGGCCAACCTATCCTCTATTAACTTAGATAACGGCCCCAGGGGGCGCGCTACCAGGTTCGGGTACTTCCCCGGTAAATTCCGCTTCGGTTAGTACCCGGTCGATAATCAGTTTAGCCGATAAGGCGCTGCGTAAGTGCTTCGTTTCCGTCTGTTGCCCTACCGGGCCAACCAATTCGCCTTCCAGGTTAGCCACTTCGTTTAATACCATGCGTATAGCCGTTCCGTTCCCGGTTAGGCTGCCATCCTGCCAGGCTATCTTTACTTCTTGGCTTCCTACTTTGCCAGCTGCTTCGAATCTCATTTAGACGCCAGTACCCCCAATACGAAGTTATAGTAATCCGGGTCGGTTTCAATTTTGTAGCTGCCTGTGAAGATGCTTTCGGCCCCCATAGTGAAAATTTCGAAGTAAGACGTTTCCTTATTGCCGTAGTCCTTACCCATATATCGCGATAAGAATTTATCGAAACGCGCTTTTTCGCTTTTAGCGTACCCGGAAGAAGGTAAGTCTTTTCCTAGCCATTCCAGGGATTCACCAGCAGTTCTTCGGTCGTAGAATTCCTTTTCCAGCTTTTTAATTTCGGGTATTATGTGTTCGAATCTATGACCGAATTCGTGTACCGCGACGCGGTTTAAGCTATCGTCTGTACTGCCGCTTATCTTGAATTCCGACGAATATCCTTTAGGGCCGCCAGCATAATAGCCCCGGCTTACTACTTTAGCATCCAGGCTATTGAAAGCGTGGCTTTTTTCTAACCATTCGGACGGATAAAACTTCTGCGCCCTCATTATAGCATCCCTAGCCTTTTTTTGAGTGCCTTTGTCCCAGGTATGGGCCTTCGTGCTTCCCATAGTCCTAATTTCGGCCAGGGTCTTTACTGCTACGTCGCCGCGTAACGTAGTAAGGGCCTTCTTCGCTTCGGCTAGTTCCTGCCGCTTCGTCATAAGCTGCCGGCTGTTTTCGGTGCTCCAAGCATTGAATACTTTATACCGGGCGGCGTATTCCGGGTCACCCCATTGCATAGCCAGTATTTCGTTCGTTTTTTCCTGGCTAGCTTCGTACAGGGCGTCGGCTTCGTCCGTAAGCTGGTTTATACGAAGCTGTAATACTGGGGCAGCTTCGGCTACCCGGCTTTCGACTTCCTGGCGTACCAGGTCACCGACTTGTCGGGCCTTTTCTTCCGTATCGACGCCCCCGGCTATAAGTTGCGTTACTGGGGCGGCCCAGGTAAGCGCTGCGGCTGCCCCTGTGGCCGTTTTACCTACCGAATCGACTGTAGGGCCTGTACCCTTCTCCCCGCGCCGTAGATAGCGCGCTGGGTCGTCATTACGTAGCCTTTCGTCCAAGTCTATACCGCGTTCCTTTGCGTATGCCCGGTAATCCTTTGCATTCGTGTAGTAGTTTTCCCCGAAGTTCGTAGGCGTGTCGTCATCGCCCCTTGCTATGCGTTCCCCTTCTCTTACTCCCAGGGAAGCCAGTACAGGCGACCATTTACAGCGGCAATTAGGATGATTCGGGATACGTTTTCCAGGTATAGCGGGCATTTCCGGGGTATCGTAGCCCAGTTCGAATATTTGGCCGTCGCATTCTGCACATTTCGGGCTAGTTCTGCTATCCAGGGTCGCGTTATACCGTTTGCCGTCCAATACGTCGGCGTTCTGCATGAATAAATGGCTTGCGCCCTGGCCTGCTGCCCTGGTCATTTCCGTACGTGCCAGTCTTACGCTGTTAAAGTAGCCCTCCCCGGCTATATCGTTAATTCGTCGGGCTATTCGTTGGGTATCCCAGCCTTTTTGTACAGCTTCTTCGACGCTTTCACGCATTTTTAGGCCTAAGTAAGCCGTATTCGCGCGTAAGCGGTCGCTGTATGTGTTCCCATCTGGAAGCCAAGGGTTAGCCAGTACACCCATTACCTGGGCATGGGTTACAACCGGGACAAGAATAGCCACCTGGGCCGCTTGCTGTAAACCGAAAGCATTAAAGTAATAGCTATCAGTGTACGTAAACGCCAGGTTATTCGTTAGTTTATCGGTTTGTTCCGCTTCGCGTACATACCGTTGTAGCTTGCCTAAGTGTTCCAGCGCCCGCTGCATATTCCGCATTTTAGCTGCCTGTATAGGCTGCCTGCGAATAGGTACGCCGTTAGCGTCTACGATTTCCCCTACTATTTTCGCCATTTCTTCGCCGATAACCTTCCCGGCCCGGTTCCAAAATGGCGCTATTTCTGCGGCATACTGCGCGGATCGCTTATCCATTATTTCGTCGTACTGGTTTATGTGGGCTTCCAGCCGGGCTTCGCGTTCCGCTATGCGCTTATCTAGTGCTGCGTTTTTCGGCGGCTTCGGATTCGCTGCCATAGCTTACGCTCCCTTCGTTACTGATCGTCTGTGCCTGCGCCAGCTGCGCCTGTATTCCCGAATTCACCGCCGAATCCGATAGCTGCCGCTGCTGCTGCCGCTGCTGCCTTCGATGCGTCGTCTTTCTGCTGCTTCATTTCGTCTAGCGCTGCTTTCGGGTCAGGAATGAACCATAGCAATTCGTATAAGTACGAATCAGGTACAATCCCGGCCAGCTGCGAGACAATTTGCGCGATTTCCAAGTAATTCTGCGGCATATTTCGGTTTAGCGTGAAGTCTACCCATTCAGCTTCGTACAGCTGTACGCTAGTCGGGGGGTTCATCTTCCCGGTAAGAATGTCGTATACATTTTCCGGGTCTACTTTGCCGTCATTTACAAGGCGGCGCCCATTAAGGAAGTCAGTAAGTACGGCTACCAGGCGCTTTACGGCCCCAGTGAAGTAAACTTCCTTCTTCCCGGCCTTAATATCTACGCCCGCATATTTCACCTTAATTTCTGTCGCCGTAACACCCGATAGTTCGGATAGTTTCGGAATAAACGCCTTTTCGTAAAGCGTATCCCGCAGCCTGTCCAGGTAATTTTCTACTGCCTGGTCGTCCTGGGGCGGTGCTATGAATTTCGCGTCACTTGTCCCGCTTTTTAGGGCGATAGCCCGCGCTTTTCGCATTGCCATTACTTCGCCTTCGGCTGCCGTCTTTGTATTACCCAGGGTCGCCCCAATAAATACCAAGAAGGCGTCTTGCAGACGGTCTACCAGGTTCGCCTTATCGCTTATGGCGTTCGCGTATTCGTCCACCAGGTCAATAATGCCCCCGGCCAGGTCGGATACGCCCGCCTGTTTCTTTCTTTCGATGTAAGTCGCCGGGGTTCCATTCAAAAAGACGGAAACAGGGATACGTGCGGCCATGTGTTCGAAGACTGCGGCTTGATTCTCACCGGGGGCTTCGTTCGGGTCTAACCCGTATTCCTCGCCGTCGTCACTTATCAGCCAAGTTACGAAGCGCTGGTCGTAAATTTCGACTTTCGTTATGGTCTTTGGTGTGTCTTCCCCATCCGTATAAATCTGGGTTTCATACGCCCGGATAACCAGCCGAAGCCTTTTACGTGGGTCGTATACTGGAATGATTTCCTGTATCGGGAATTCCTCATAGTCGATATTCCCGGATTCGTCCACCCAGCCCAGGCTGGCCGACTGCCCGCCGACGCTGCCCTGGGTAAGCATTTCGCGCAGTACCCGCTGGCCTTCTTCGTTTACTAAAAGTTCCAGCAGTTCCGTACGGAAGTTTTCCAGCAGTTTCGTTTTAGCTGTGTCGGGCTTGCCGCCGTCTTCTTTGTCTTCGAAAGCCCATACGATCGGCTTACCCAGCATATAATCCACAACGAAGTCGATAACCATCCCAGCCAGCGTTGCCTGTATCTTATGATTTATATCGTCGCCCCTGGCTTTTTCTCGAATTTCGACACTTTCCAGGTATCCGTCGTACGCTTTTTGATATTTTTCTACTTTGTCTTCCTCTAGCTGCGTCTTATGGCTGGATATTACGCCTTTCAGCCAGGCGTTATTATCCGCTACCCATTGGGCCGCAGCTGCGCGGGCCGCTTCCAGGCTGTCGTATCCCGAAAGCAGCTTCGGTATATTCCCTACTACTGCCATTTCATGCCCCCCCTTCCGTCATTTTTGAATTTACCCGCCTATATCATCCCGATTGTAGGCCGAAGCTTTGCGGCCTTCCGGGTCTTTTATCATGTACGCGGCCCGTATCAGCAGAAAAAGCCCAATAGCTACGTCGTCATGTGGTACATGACCTTCGCGCCTGGGCTTTGCTGTATGAGGTACGTGGAAATTTATCTTTTGTTCTTTTTTCGCTACCCTTACCAGGTTTTCAAGCTGCCAGCGGGCTTCGTCATACAGGTCTGCTTGCTGCGGATTATTGTCCGGGCGTCTCGGCATACGGAAAAGACCGCCTTTGACGTAAGAGTAAGCCAGGTAACCCAGCTTACTTTTATTTTCGTCGCCTGCGGCCTTGAATTTGTATGCTTCTATTTCCATTTCGGGCAGCTGTTCGATTAGCCAGTATATCAGCGCTTCGCCCAGCCCGGTAGCGTCGCCGCTGCCGCCTATACAACTCCAATGTTTAAGAATTGTCTTTATCTGTAACCGCTGCTGCGTATGCCCTTTACCTACCCATTGATACCAGGCTACCGGGACTATAACGCCGTCCGGGAATAGTTCGCCTATGGTAAGTATCGTTGCATCGCGTTTATGGTTCCCGGCTTCTACTTCGTCGGCCAGTTCTGTAGGCTGTTCTTCCTGCCCGGCTACGTCTATCGAAAATATATAGCTGCTGCTGGGTTTCGGCCCTTGCCTGGTTTCGTACTGGCTGGTAAATATCCGGGTTATTTCTTCGTCATTAAAGTACTTACCTATCGTGTCTACGAAGGTAAGGCGGTACTGCGTCTGTACGGCGATATGATTTTCTCCCAGGCGCGCTACCAGGTTTTCGTAGAATTCCTTATAGTTCGCGTTCCCAGCTGCTATTACCCGGTCGGCGTCTATCTTAAAAACCAGCTTCGGCCTGTAGCCTAACTTCTTTTCCAGCCGGGTTTCCATATCGTAGGCCTGCTGCATCCCCTGATAAATAAAGCTTCCTTTCGTCCATGCGACGCCATAAAGTACGGTCGTCGCATTGTTGAAGCTTCCCATAGGCTGCGCGTCCCGGTTCCATTTGGCTTCGTCTATGTCCTGGGCTTCGTCACCTTCCAGCAACGTAAAGGCTGTCTGCGAAGCGACGTTAGCCGTAGGGTTGATAGAGAGGAACGCCCATTTATTCGAATCCCTGGGCTTGCCTATATGGAATTTATAGCCGTCGCTTTTCGTAAATGTGTGCTTCGTTAATATACTTCCTGCCAGGCCGCCCGCGTCCGGGGCGTCTGCCCCTTCCAATCTATCCATAGAAGCCTGTACCTGGGGCTTATGAACAGGGGCAAATTTAACGCCGCTTATCCGTTCGCCATGGAACCAGCCGTATAATAAAAGAAAATGCTGTACGAAGGCGCTAATTTCGTTCTTCCCAGCCTGGCGGCTAATCATGACTACGATAAACCAGCCAAGGCCCATTAAGGCAGAATATATAATAGCGTCGGCGACTTCCAGCTGGTAGTCGTAGGGGTCATTCTTACGAAGAAGTCGCCAGGCTGTCCGTAAGTTTTCCCTTAAAAAGAGTTCTTCCAGGCTGTTTATCGTATTGTAGGGCAGCGCTTCGCGGGCTTCCTTTACCGTCTTAGGTACGCTTACTACGGAAGGCGCGCCGCTTATCGGGTCTACTTCTTCCAGGTAATCGTATTCCATTAGCTTATAAGCGCTACTGCCGTCCATCATGGCCGCAGCCCTGCTAGCATAATAATAGCTTCGGGCTTTAAGTGCTTATACTGCTGCGGGCTTACGCCTTGCGCTTTAAGAATTTCGATAGCCTGGGATACTGTACCCTGCGCCATAATACCGCCCCTTCCTGGAATGTAAAAAGCCGCCTAGCGGCGGCCTTATATATGTGTCCATATTTTTCTATTAATGATATCGGATACCGTAGGCTGCGTTATGCCGTATCGTGCGCCTAAGTCCTTCATTCGTACTTTGCCTGGCACATATTCGGCCCGTATTGCCCGTACGTCGGCTTCCGTAAGCTTTGTCATGGCCTTCGTAGCTTTTGTCTGGCTTTCCAGCTTACGCGCTCGTTTTATGGCCGCCAGTTGTTCGGGGTCTATTTTTTCGCCCTCTATATGGCCCCAAGTAGCCCCGTTAACAATATTTTCCACACTAGAAGACGAAATACCGTATATTTTTCCCAGTTCCTGGGCATTTTCGCCCCCCCGGTACTTTTTTCGGATTTCTAAAACCTGTATATAAGATAGTTTTGAGTTCTTGTGTTTTTCCCCCCGTGGGGTACTGGCCTGGTGGCTTTTTTTATAAAATTCCATATATTCTTCAAGTGAAGCGAATTCCCCAGTAAGTCCAGCATGACGTTTAGGCGTCTGTTCTTTCATAATCAGCGCCCCTTACGTCTTTCCATATCTTAAAGGCTAGAATATCGCTTATTGTCTTAATATTGACGCCGTATTCATTCGCCAAATGAAGCTTTTTAGCCCCTTCTGCGAATCTCTGGCGTATAGCTTGTACTCTTAACTTATCTAGCTTTGCATTCGGGTGACTTGCAGGGCAGGCGGCAGCTTCGGCTTTCTTGGCTGCCTTGTATTCTTCAACGCTGCCATATTCGCCCATAGGGATATGCTGCCAGGATTTCCCGGTAACAATGCCCGCTATAGTGGAATTGCCTACACCGTATTCCTTTGCTAGGTGCTTCGTCCCGACTAAGCCAGGTAGATACTTCTTTCGAATCTCTATTACCTGGGCTTCGGTAAGTACTGCCGTTCTGCTTTTTTCGCCTTGCTTGGCTTCTGATTGCTTTTTACGTGTCTGCTCCCTATGGGCTTCTACGTATTCTTCCAGGCTTCCGAATTGGCTGGGGTTCATGTGTCAACCTCCCTAAACGTTATCTATAGATATCATTATACAATAAATGTTCTCTGTAGTAAACGGTGTAGTTACGGTAAACCCAGCTACATACAGTAGCTTATTCTAATGAACCTTATTTATAATTATTTCCCAGCTGTACTATCGCTGTTTTCTAGCGATTCTACAGGGTTTTGGCGCGCTTGCGCTTCACCGCCCCAGGAAATACTTACTTTGCCTTTTGAAGCTGCGCGAAGTTCCGCATTAACCTGGCCCAGCAGATCGTCGCCTTTATCTGGGTTAAGTCGGGCATGTTTTTCTATTAAACGGCCCAGGGTATTTAAGGCTCTATCCAGCGTTCGGTCTTCCAGGCTTCCCGCGTGATAGAAGCTACGCGCGCCTTCGCCTTCTGAATACCATACCCTCGATTCTGCGTCCGCGTACTTTTCGGCTTCTTCGTGCGTCCGATTCGCTACCCATCTTTCGATAGCTTCAAGGCGCTTATCGTGGCACATAGCGTTAAGGCAGTATCCAGGTTTACCTTCCAGTTCACCCTTCACAAAAGTTCGCCCACAGTCAGGATTAAGGCATTTATATTTAACGTATTTTTCGGATAGCTTGCGGTTGTAGAAGCTTTCCCACTTCTTACGCCAACGTACCAGGTAAACGCGTATCTTCGCTTTAAGCATGTAGATTTCATGCTGCAAGCCCATAGATTCGGTTACCAGTTCTTCTTCGTACGCGGCCTGTTCTGCGGGGCTTAACGCTTCGCTGTAAAAGCCATGCTTTCGCGGGTTGTTGGCTACAACTGCTTTTCCTTCTTCCGTTTTCGGCCCGGTGCTGCTACCCCCGCAAAACTTACAGCGTCCGTATCCTGGGTGCTGCGTCCCGGCCCCTGCGGTCGATTTACAAAAGCCTGGCCCTTTTTTCTTCTTGGCCCCGCATGTTAAGACTTCCCGGCCCCGGACAATATCTACCCGGTTCTTTTGGTCGGCCTTCGCGTTTAGCTGGCTTTTCTTCGCCATATCGTAGGCAGGGTCGGCAGCGACGGCAGGCGTAATATTTTTTTCGTCGGCCATTATCGCGCCCCCTTTTTTTAGTAGTAAAGACAACTTTACTTCTTTACTTCTTGAAGTTTGTTCCGTAAAACGAAAAGGGCGCGCCTTGGAAAGGCCCGCCCCCGCTATTTTGCCTTCCTTATGTCCTAGGACATAAGTTAAGCAGCTTACCATAACTATACTTTAAAAATGCGTAAAATGTCAAGCTTCGACTTTTACCGACTTAATCTTAGCTAATAGCAAGCCGTGCGCCGCTTGCAGGCCTTCCAGCCTGGCCTTTTCTTCGGCTGCTTTCCCGTTTATTTCCCGGTATAAAAATTCTTGGCCCTGTTCCAGCCCCCGGATAAATACCGGGCGACGTACATTAAGGATACGCAGCGCTTCCTTCTGTAGGATCGGCCTTATATAGTGAAACCGAACGCAGTAGAACGAAAATGACAATTCCTTACGCAGCTGCCCCAGCGCCTGGTCTAACATAATCTTATTCAAGCGCCCGCCGCTTACGCCGTCGGTCTGCTTCGGGCCGCTGTTCACTATTTTTACCTGGCCGTCGTCGATTTGGTCGCCTGCTTCCAGGCTGCCGTAGTTTTCCAGCCAGCGTATTACATTCTTCTTCGAGACATACCCTTCAATATGCGCCATTCCCCAGCCCCCATAAATTGCCAGTTCCCCGGCAAAGAAATAAAGACTATATAATATATAAATATATAAATAATAAATAATAATAGTTATATATATATAGTTATTTAATAGTTAGTAAGTATAGTAATACTTACTGCTCTTTTCTTTTAATATTTTGATATAAGACTGCTGTAAATCTTAGGGGGGGTCATTTCGCAGCCCGGCCTTCGTTTGCCGACTACTACACTAAGAGTACCCCCCCTAAGAAACGCGACATTTATATATCATTTTTCGCAGCCTATTATTCGGGCCATTCCTCCCTAGCAGCCTGTTCGCAGCTTCCAGGGCAGCAGTTCGGGCAGCCTGGCGCTTCTGATTCGGCCGGGCCTACTTCATAGGGTATATGTTGCGCCCCGCGTCCTTTAATGTTAAAGGCATAATCCTCCTGGCAGTTATGAGGTATCGTGTTAAAAATCAGTTCGTCGCAGGCTGGGCATAATGTAGGCGCTGGCCCTAGCAGGGGTTTTATGCCGGATTCCTGCTGCCATTCCACTCTACCCGAAGGCTGGTGGCAGAAGCTACACATAAACCAGGCGGCCGTCGTTTCGTGTATAGTGCGGTTCGTAAAATTAAAGACGTTAACCTGGCTACACTTCGGGCATTTCGCCCCGACGCTTAGCAGAGTTTCACTTTCCATGCTTGCCTGCTTTGCAGCCAGGGCTGCCGTCTGCTTACGGGTTGTTTGCCCGATAATGTCGGCGGCTTCAATTATCTGAATAAAAAGCGCGTTACAATCGCCCATTACGGCTATTTCGTCGCCTTCCTGGTAAATAACCAGGGCCTGCGTCGTTTCTACTTCGCGGGTCGTACCGTCGTCCCTTACTAGCGTTACCTTCATTTGTGGCCCCTCCAATCCGTTCTATAAATGAATTTTGTTATGATTCCGTCTTTATAATTCGCGATTAGCGCCCAATCGTCGCCCGAAGCAATTACGTGCGTTGCCCTCATACTTCCGCGCCCCCTCTTATCCAGTCGTAAGCTTCCCGCCAGGTTCGAAAGTCTGGCGGGTTCGCCGCGTCCAGGTTATCGCCGTAAGCCTTTATCGGCCAGCCGCCCCAGCGGTCGTACTTCCGAAAGCGTATGCCGACTTTATTACCAATAGTGCGGGCCGCTATTTCGTTGCTTCGCTCTTTTAATCCCCGCATGGCGGCCCCCTTAAAGTAGTAAAGTATACTTTATAACATACTATCTTTATGTCTTTATGTGTTTGTACCAGGCCTTAATTACCACGCCGTTACTGGTTTCTATGTGGTAAACCTTCGCCGGGCGCGACCTAACGTACTTTGATGATATTTTGATTACCCGCCCTTCCCAAGGCTGGGGGGGAAGCGTTTCGCCGTCCTCTACTATGGCTTCGGTTACAGTAACAAGCGCCCCGATTTTGTACCCGCGCGGGTTATTTTGGTATACCCTCATAGCTTCGCCTTCCCTTCGTCGGTTATCGCTAGGTACGGCTGCTGGCAGTCGCCTACTTTTCGCTGCTCGTCCTGCAAGTACCCGGATTTGTGTAGCTTCCCTAGCCATTTATCAATTTGTCCCGGCCCCAGTCCCCCGGATTCCTGGGCAACGAATAGCAGCGCCTTTAATATCCGGGCTTCATTCATTCGAAGGGCGCCGTAGCTTTTACGATTTCCATAGCCTGGGCTTCGGTAAAGCCTTCCGCTACCAGCGCCAGATACTTCGCCCGGCGAATTTTCGCATGGCTGGCGGCAATTTGTATTTGATAAGGAAGGGCTTCCAGCATCATATCGACGGCCAGGGCCATTTCTACGGGCGTAACGCGCCCGGTCGGCTGGTCTTGTTTACTCATTTATACGATTCCTCCTAGGACTAACATAAAAGTTTTTTAATTTCCCGCCGTTTCGTAGCGTTAAATATCTCAATACATCCGTGGTCGCCGTTCTTATTCAGTCGTACCCAGGTATCCATATGAAGCTGGTTTTGTTCCTTATAATACTTTAGTGTGTCGTCTTTCCCTTCGAATGGCAGCTGTGAAACCCGGTTATAATCCAGCTTGTTACTTAGCATGGTTTGTTCGAGAAGGTGCATATATCCCAGTAAATCGGTACGCTGAATTTCAACAAAATCGGTCATTAGCCCTCCCCTGGGGCGACTAGAGCCCCTTCTTTTATGATAAAATGCTGCTGGCCTTCAGGCGCTGGTATTTCCCATAAGGAGAACATATCCAGCAGTGCGTCTTCGGCGTTTTCTGCCCTGCCTTCCAGCAGTCGCCGCTTTACTTCGGCTATTACGTCTTCTACACGTACTACGATTTCGTCGGCCAGCTTTATAGCGTTCGTAGCTATCCAGGCCTGCCTGTGTATTTCGCTAGGTTTCGGCCAGCCTTTCATGGTTAGCCCCCCGCCTGGTCGCTGGCATATCTTACGTGCATAAGTCCCGGAAGCATAAGCGGGGGCTGCTGGTGTAGCTTGTCCAGGTAGTAGCTTTCCATTTCTTCGGCCCTGCGTTCCAGCCCGATAAGCGCCCAGCTTATCGCTTCTATGGCCTGTTCTTCGGCCAGTACATTACCTGCTATGTCCCTGGTAAGCGGCCAAAAATGAATGTGAAGAAGTTCATGTACTAGCGTCTGTTCCATATTGTAAGGCAGGACGTTCGTAGGGTCGTAGTCGCCGGGTTCCATTATGCGAATACGCGCCAGGCGCTTATCTTCGTAAACATTAATACGGGCGGCTGCGTCGCCTAGGTTAAAGCCCCGGTCAAACATAATTACAATTGTCCAGTCTAGCAGGCCTAGGCGGCCCTGCCAGTATCGCAGACGGTCTTCTAACTGCGCCATATCGTAAATAACGGTTTTCATAATAATCATACAGCGCGCCCCCTATTCCAGTACGCTACCCGCAGCGCGGGCCGTTACTTCGCCCGGTCTTACCGGGTCGGGTTCTTTTTGTGCTGCGAAGTCTAACAGATATGAGGCAGATTCCGAACTAAGCAAGGTAAAAGGCGTTATAAGAGATTCGCAACGCGTCCCAGTTCCTGCTAGATAGGCCCCAAAGGCGGCACGAAGCGTATCTATTTCCATAGTGGCCAATGCGGGAGTATCACCTTTTCCGTCCCGCCCATTTACGGTAAGCGGCATATAGAAAGTTGTACCGTTCCTTTCGGTAGCTAGGCCTTTTATGGTCGTCATACGGCCTAGAATATTTACGCCTGCTGCGAATTCCCAGGGGTTGGTGTCGTCCATGGCATAAGCAGGGTTCGGCTGCCCCATTAGCAGCAGTGGGTTATCATGTTCCCGCCATAATTTAATATATTGATAGTTTTCTTCACAGTTAATTTCTATGAATTCTTCGGTTACGTTGTTACTAAAGATACCGTCGTCGTGCAAGGTCTTAACTATGAATTCGTGCGCTTCCGCTAAGTCCTTAAAGCCCAGGTCGTCGCCTAGCGTTATTTCGTGCTTCGCGCCCAGGTTCGTTACTATTTCGGCCTTAATCATTTCGTTTTTTCCCCCATTCGATTACGTATACTTTCTTCTTTTGCCTGCCCCATTCCAGGGCTTCGTCCAGGTCGGCTATATATAAGTCGATATGGTTACCGTTTACCGCGCCGCCCTTATCTTCTACCGTCCGTTCGCCTACGTCTTCGATATAGACGCGCGTACCGACTGGCAATACGTTCAGATCGGCGGCAATCGTGCGGCCTTCCTTTACGGTAGTGCCGCTGTATGTGATTCCGTAGCCTTCCTGGCCGGGCTTCTTCTGCGTCGATTCGTACCCGGCAGTATAGGCCGTTATAGTAAAACTTCCCCGATAATCAGCCCCAGCAGTAGGCCCGTTAGAAGATAAAACAGGCTTCGAAGTTTCGCCTGGTGCTTCGTTTTTCCCAGCAGCTGCCGGGCTGCTATCCAGTATTCCAGGTTCGCCTGGCTTACCTTCTTTTCTGCTTCCCAGGCTGCCCGATACTTCCGGGCTTGGTCGGTTAAATAGTTCGCTTCCGCTTTGTCTATGTCTTCCCCAGTTATATAGCTTTTCATAGGCCGCGCCCCTTCCCTTCGTTTGTACGTCTGCTGCGATTCCTTGCGCTGGGCTTCCCGTTGTCTGCGTTCGTATCCCTTCCCCCAGCCTGTCTGCTTCTTTGCCATGCGCCCCAGCCCCTAGCAATAAGGTTAAAAGCAGCGCCGCCGAAGCGGCTACTGCCCTGCGTTTATTCAAAAAGGAAGTCCAGTCATTTCTTCATATAGTAGGTCGCGCAGCTGCGCTTCGTCGGGGCCTATCAGTCCTTCGATCTTCTCCAGGTAATGCAGCCAGCCGTCGGCGTTAATATGGGTAGCCTGTAGGGAAAAGCTGAATCTGTTTAAGTAATCCAGCGGGTCGTGGTCTACCTGGGGCGCTGTTAAGTGCCTAAACATGCTGTACTGTACGGTATAGTTAAAGAGGTCTACGACGCTATCTCGTACGCCTTCGCCCTTTACCGAAAGTTCGCCCCGCTTAATCCAGGTACGGCAGCGGTCTAGCTTCTTTTCGACTTCCCAGGCCCATATCGTCCGGGCTGCTTCATAGCCCCGGCTTTCGTTGTAATGAATTAAGGCCCGCATAAAACGGCTATCGTAGTCGGTGTTCTTCGCTACGAAGACGTCCGTAGCTTCATCTAAAAATGCTGACCAAGTGCGAACAGTCGGGGCTGGTTCGTGAATTGTTAGGCCTAATATTTCGGCTATGTGCCGTTCTAGCTGCGCACCCTTGGAATTTTTCCAGCCGGGCAGCAGGGCTACAATGTCGGCTTGCAAAAGCTGAAAAAGCCCTGCCCTTATAAAATTGGCGTACGTTTGGTTCCCGCTATTGTCGTCGTTATCCGCTGGGTTTAGCGTGTAATAGCCTTTAGCTTCCCAATCAGCTGCGGCTTTGTTGAAAGCGGGGTAGTTACTTTCAGGAATCCCGGTCATTGGCCCCGCAATGTACACTTTGCTCATTACTGACTTATTCGTCATCTAAAAAAGCCCCTTTCTTATTCGAATCTGCTGCCCGGCGCATAGCACGGTTAAGCTTCACTTTGTACATATTGTTCATTGCATGTGCTTTTACAGCGTCCGGGCTATGGTTAAAATCCAGTTCCTGCAATATGAGCAGTTTTTCCTTTATACGGGCTACTCGTTTGTCGCCTAATCCATAAACCAGGGCTACCGCTTCTAACGCATGTTCAACACCTAGCCCATAACTCGCGTTGTTCATAGCGACGACTTCCGACGGGGCAAAGGCTTTACGAGAATCGAAGGCCGCCCCCTTGCGTTCGAATTCCTTACGTTGTTGTCGGTTCACGCTGTAGCCCCTTTCGTATGCTTAACTCATTCATAATGCGTTGGGCTACTGGCCCCATGCCTGAAAGCTGTCGCGCGCCTGGTAGCGGATTTACTACCCCGGTACGCTTGTCCTTTCGATGCGGGCTTACAACCCAGGCAATGCCACCGCATTGTTCCGATATAATGCCGACTATCTGGCCCGGTTTGTTATATTGCTGACTCTGTGCAGTTTCGGGGGCATACTTTGCCGCGTATGTCCCGTTTTGCCCGAAACTGCCTTCATATTCATGTGCCATTTATGAAGCCCCTTTCCGCGCTGCGCGCTTTTCTTCCAGCCATTTTTCGACGCTCATTTTCTTGCCCCAGGCGTAGCCTACCGAAGCTTCCGCTTCAATCGGTACCGGGAAGCCCTCTATAGGCGGCTTCGTCATGGTGGCTTGTACCCAATGCCAAGCGGCTTCTACTACGTCCGGGTCGTCGTCCATTTCGAAAATCATCTCATCGTGTATTTGGGCTTCCATATCCGTTTTGCCGTGTACCAGGATTGGGGGCGCTTCGCCTAGGTCGTGGGCCAGCTGCGCCGGATTTATGCCCAGTTCGTCAGCGTCGAATGCCAGGTTAGTACCGCGCCCGGTTTCTTCGTAGACTTCGTTCTGCGCCTTCTTCATAACGTCGGCTGCGGTTCCCTGGATAGGCGTATTTGCGGCCTGGCGGGCTGCCGATTGCCTGTAATATGTGTTCGTGCTGTTAATTTCGGGAAGCAGTCGAATATAGCCGTAGATCGTGCTTACGAATCCGTCTTCGCGGGCTTGCAGCGCGATTTCTTGCTGGAATACCGGGACGCCTGGGTAAGCTTTCTTCGTACCGTCTACCATTACCGCACATTCGGCCAGAGTCTTACGTTGACCGTAATCCGTCTTAATGGTTTTTTGTAGTGCGTGTTCCGTACCGCCATAGGCCATACCGAAGTTCGCAGGCTTCGCGTCCGTCCGTTCCTGCTTCGTTACTTCGCTTTCTGGCTTATTCGTAATGGCAGCGCCTGTCTTTCTGTGCATATCGCCGCCAGTACAGAAAATTTCTATCATGACTTTATCGCCCGACTTCCAGGCTAAGATTCTAAGTTCGAAGCCGCTAAAGTCGATAAAGAATAAGATTTTGCCCGGCCCGGCTACGTAGAAGTTCCTTACGCCCAGTTCGTCGTTTTCCAGGCGCGGTACGTTCTGCCCGTTCGGCTTCATACTGTTTAGGCGGCTGGTATCCGTCCAGGGCGTATAACTCGCGTGAATTTTCCCGGTTACTGGGTTCTGCCATTTCTCCCTGCCGTCAACATGGGAAGAAAGCAAGGTATTCATTTTTTGATACCGCCCCATTAGTTCAAGCATTCGCAAGCCTACGTCTTTAAATGGATGCGGGGGCCGATTTCGTAGATCAATTGCTGCGCGCTGGTCTTTACCTAAGTCGTACCATTCGGGGCTATCTTGCTTGTAAGACTCCCAGCCTTCGGGTAGTTCGACAGACAATAACTTTTCTTCTGCCAGTTCTTCCAGGTTGTTTTCCAACATGAATTTAATATCTATTAAGGCTTCTTCGTCTAGCGATATGCCGCCTTTATCGGTGGGCTTTCCTTTTGGTAATTTCATCATGTTAAATAGCACATACTTAACACTGTTCGTTTTCCCTGTCTTTCCTAATGAAATTTCCATCCCTACGGATTCTTTCGAAAGTTGGTTAATTTCGTTAGCGGCTTCTGCTTGAATAGACCAGGCTTCTTCTCGCTTCATTTGTGCCAGGTGATTATCCCAGCCCATGCCGTTATATTCCATAAGGCCGATAACCCTAGAAAACGGCATTTCGATTTCGTGCAGCCATGTATCGTAATTCGTTCCCTGTCGGTCGTCCTTAATCTGTACGGCCACCTGTTTCCAGTAAAGGTAATGTTGTAGGCCGTAGTCGGCGTCTTCTGCGGAATATACCAGGCCGTCGCCGCTGTCTGCTGCGATTTCGTCAAAGAAGTCTACGCTGTACTTCGCCAGCAATTCTTTAAATTCGCTCATGTTTACGCCGAAAATCGCTTTAGTAGCTGGCTTCAAGCCCCATCCAGTCGCGGGTTTCTTCTGATCGTTTAAGCGCTTCGAGTCGGCGACTTGCAGGCAGCGTACCCACATTACCAGCGGGTCGGCGACTGGCAGAAGAATGTACTTACCGTACTTTGCAGCGAATTTAGTTTCGAAAGAAAGATTTACTGCTATCTTTACTACTTTACGATTACGGAATATAAGACGGTCTAGAGTATCCATAACCAGCCTCCGGGCTTCTTCACGGCTTAACGTCGGTTCAAATACCCGGCCTGCCTTATGGTCAATCGGTACGACGCGCGATTCATGTGGCGCAGCGGCTAGGGATACGGTACAAACTTCGCCCCGGTGAGGGTCTAGCGGCGTCAATAGATATTCTTCGCGCGCTGCCGCCAGCTGCGCTTCGTACTCTTTCTTTAGCGCGGCTCTTTCTTTAGCGTCGTTTTCATCCATTGGGAAGCCGTCCAGGTTCGCTATTTTCTTTTCTACTTCTGCCTTATAAGCAGCGAAAGCTTCGCGGGCCGCTTTACTTGCTGCGGTTTCCCAGTCGAAGCTGCATAAGCCTAGGGCTTCGCAACGGTCTGCGTAGGCTTCTAGTTCGGCCTGTGTCAGTATCGGTTTGTAGTCCTTTATTTGCTGCTGCGGTATCGTCGGCCAAACTATCCCGAAGTCGCCGGGGCGTTTCTTAGGCGCTATTGCTCTAGCCAGGGCCGCCCCAGGTACGGGCAGCGGCTGGCTAGGATCGGCAGGCTTTGCGGGCAAGGCTTTCGCCAGGGTTTTCTGTGGCATGTTTCCAAAAAGGCCGCCTAGTTTCACTGTGGATAACACCTACTTTTATTTTGTTATTTACAGATAACGATATGAGTAAATTTTTTTCCTTTCATCGTGCTGTTCGGATTTTCGTCACTTCAAACATCCTTAAACTGTGATCATCGCGAACCTTATTAACCGCCCTACAAATTGCCGCGCTTCTTTTTAATCCGGGGAATTCATATTGTTTGGTTGTCTTCCCGGAAACCGAATCTTCAAGTATGATGATCACTTTCATATGCAAATCCCTCCAAGTTCCTCAATAATCAATCGTTGTTCATCCCTCGTAGGGCTTAAAATCCTCACCGACCAGCTTGCACAGTTCTTCAAGCGCAGCATCATAACCGTAGTGAAGCGAGACGATCCGTTCCCCGTTTTGCTCCCGTTGCCAGTACAGATTATCAATTACCTTTTTGATTTTTTCGTCCATAGTAATACCTCCCATGTATTTGCGTATTCAGGATTATTCCTGTTCGCTTCTGTATGCCTGAATGACCTTCTCGACAGCTGTTTCGTCATCGTCGCCATCCTCTATATGTCTAACCATATCTATTGCATCCCCCGCACCGTCTTCGTAGCCAATCGTGTATGCTTCTAGTAGCAACTTCTCTACCTTGGCAATGGACATTGTTTTCGATACCCCGACCAATGTAACACCGCGCTTTCCTATAATTCTTTCAATGGTTGTTTTCATGAATTCCAATACCCCCCATGTTCTTGATTATTCATTCAGATACTTAATCTTCGACTGTTGCCACTGCGGAAAACTCATTCGTTTTACCGTCATGTACCATTTGAAGGTTGTGAACGATATATCCTAAATCTTCTAAATATCGTTGAATCGCTTTTCCAATTGCTACTTCATCAATCCTTACTTTCTTCATCTCATGTACACCGCCTATTCAATTTGTTACTTCGACAATAGCTTCATAAAGGTCGTTAAGACTTCTTACGTCACCCGTAGCCAACTTATTAGATAATTCATCTCAAAACTTTCTAATTACCTGAATATCTCTAGAACCTGAAATATTGCTCAACATCATCCCAATCTCAGTATGAACCTTTTGAATTTTTTCCATTTCTCATACACGCTCCCTATTCATCCAGATACTTGATTTTAAATAAAATCGTCTTCCATATTATCGAAAAGGCCTTCTTCGAATAGCTTGGCTATGAAGGCATTAAAGCGGGCCGTTTTCCGATAGCCCCCGCTGGTCTGCTGAATCATTCGCATATTAGCCAGTAGGGCTATGATAGCCTTACCTTCTTCCTTCTCTATTGCCAGCATAGCTTCGACGTCATTCTGCCGAAGGTACTGCTGCTGGGCAAATAGCTTAACGAATTTGTAGTAGGCCTGGTCGCCTTTCAGCGTGGATAATTCCCGCAGCTTTTCGGTAATCTTGCCGTACTTTTCGGCGTCCAGTTCTTCTTCCCTTATAGCCAGCTTCGCGTAGTAGTTAAGACCGCAGCCTGGCGCGTTATACAAGCTTTTAAGGTATTCCCGGATAAAGTCTACATGTCCCGGCCATACGACAATTCTTTCGCCCGATTCGTCTACGCTGTGCGTCAATGCTGCCAATGCGACGGAAAGCCGGGCTATCTTATTACGCTGGTCAGAAGGCGATACCAGCGGTACGTCGCTGGCGTTTCCGTATATCTTCGACAATTCGGTAGCTACTTCCAGGATACGGTCTATCGTATCCGCGTTAAATATTACGTGTTCGGGCTTGCGTGACCAGGCGAATAGGATGTTATTTTTAAGCGTTTCAGAATTTACGAAGCTGGGATACGTCGGCAGCTGCCGGGTATATTCTTCGGCGCTCACGTCGTTCATTCGCATAAATACCGCGAAGTCAAAACGGCGAATGTCCTCATTATTGAAAATGTCCCGCAGCACTTCTACGCCCTGGCCGTAGCTTGCCAGCCTGCGGCCCTTCGGCGGGTTCCCGGATAGAATAGCGCGTACCCGGCATGGTGTTTCTGCGGTAACGGCCTTCTTAACTTCCAGCCGTCCGTCGCTGCGCGCCAGGGTCATTTCGCCGTAGTTCTCTTTTTCTATCCCGGTGTCTTCGTCAATCCATATTAGTTCTTTGTCCGAAAGCGGCCATACGCCCCATACGATATACCAGGCCCCGGCACTTCCGCTTTGCTCCATTTTGTACGTAAGCCCGGTACGGCTGGTACTTTCCGCGTTTACGCGATTCCCAAGCCCGGTAAACTTCCGTATGCCTTCGATAAGTTCACTTTTCCCGGTTCCCGTGTCCCCGACTATTTTTAATTCCAGCCAGCCCCGAATCGGTAAGCTTGTCCAAGGTACATTAAAGCGTAGGACGCTATGGTAAGTAAGTAAAACGCCTAGCAGCGTTTCATCGCGTTCTACGATTTTCGTTACATTGTAAGTAAGATCGGCGCATATGGCCGCCAGCTTTTCTTCGATTGCCGCAGCTGTGTAGTTTGCCGGGCGCAGGGCTTCCATGCTTTCCTTTACGCCGTCGTCTAATGTGAAGCTGTCTACGACGTCCTGTAAAGGCTTCGCTTCCTTAACCAGTATCGTAGCTTCCTGGTTCTTCGGATGCGGGAAAACATGGCCTGTTATTTCATAGTATTTATTTTCGGTTACGTCCGACTTACCGATAGAATAAGCCTTCCGCATTACGTAACGCCCCTTACCTTCTTCGGATTCTGTGCTACTTGAATCAGCCATAGGAATTACCAGCAGTTCTTCTACGTTCGTCGTTTCGCTTATTTCTGTATTGTACTTATTGCAGGCTGGGATACCCGATATAGTCCGAAGGATTCCAGTAATGTTGTCCTTCGCCGTCGCCGTCATTTCCAGCAGTTCCGGGTCGCCTATGCCTAAGTCCTTAAAAAGCGTATGGCTGGGAATATCGTAAAGCGGGCAATGCGTCTTTTTGCAATCCTTACGGCCCCAACAATAATATTCAATTTTCGAAGGTACGATATAAGGCGTATGCTTCTTCCCTGCTACCATTACCTGGGTCTTAACCAGCTTGCCATGCAGTTCAGCGTCGCCAGTATGCGCCAGGTGAAGGCTTACAGATTTGCTATCGTCGTTCGTTGCTTTTTTTAAGCAATGGCATAAGGCCCCCGCGCAGGCTACCCGGTCGTAGTCCTGGCTTCCTGGTATCTTTTCGCCATGAAGCGCCCGGATAAAGGCGCATCCAAACTTATAGCCATTTTCCTTATCGTAGACGGCTTCTACGACGCTGCGCGTATTGGCTACCCGCTGTTCGGCGTCGTATTTGCTGCCTGCGCTTGTATGCTTACGTACCCATTCTTCCAGCAGCTTTAAGGCTTCTTCCTTCGGGTGGCCTGCTTCTTTGTAATAAGCCGCCAGTTGTACGGTCGCCTGGTTTCGGTCGCCTTCCTTCTTCCAACCGCCAGTTAAAATATCCGTAACACATACCGGGGGTCTATCCTTTCGGAAGTTGAATTCTTCAGCGAATTTTTTTACGGAAGTGGCAGCGGCTTCGCGCCATTCCTTTTCTTTATCCTCATAAAATAGGACGGCCTTCGGTCGCATATCCCGCGCAGCTTTTCGCTGTGCAGGGTCTAAAACAGGATAAAGGCGGGGGCCGTTAGCCATGCCTTTAATTTCTTCTAGGGTCTTCGTTCGAAGTTCGTCTATGCTCAATTCAATTTTGAAAAGCTTTGTACCGCTGTGAATACTGTTAGGTAGCCGCAGCATACGCGAAGAAGTGTAAACTACCAGGTCTAAAGCACGAAGGCCTAACCTATGTACCAGGTAGCCCGCGATATGTTTATAAACCTTATGCAATTCTGTACCCGGCTGAATGTCCAGGGCTTGAAAGTCTATTAAGATATGGAATCCTTTGCTGCCCGAAAAATATAAATGAATATCGGTTTCCTGTATTTCCAGTTCGTTCATAAAAAAATCAATAAGCTTTACTGCGTCTGCCTGGCTTACTGCGGGGTCGCTCTTATAATCCAAGTCAAAATACAAAGGGGCGATAAAGCTTTCGCCCCGCGCCCCCCTGCTTTTGCTGGTATAGCGCTGTACGGTACAAAAGCAGTTGAAGTTATTGGCTTCTTCCTGCTGGTACTTCTTGACGCCTTCCGGGTATTCTACCCGCGTCCAGGGTACAGGCTGCCCGCTGTCGTTTGTATGCCAGGCGTCTACGAATTTATAGTCTGTTATCTGCGGTTCCCTTGCCATGTAGACGCCCCTACCTTCTAATTAATTTTTTACGCTTGTGCTTTTTCGTCTTCGGCTACGGTTACGTCGGAAGCTTCGAATTCAGTAGCCGAAGGGTCGATACCGTAATCTGCTGGGTTAAACAAGCCCAGGCAAGTAAAATCAATACCTAACCAGGAAGTTTTGTCTTTCGAACGTTCGGCGGTCGTAAAGCGCGTTACTACATGCTTCGCGCTACTGTTCGCTGGTACACCGATAGACTTAAATTTGCCGTCAAAGATCGACATACCATACTGGCCCCAGCCGAACGTATCGCCAGGCGCAAAATTCATAAGATAAATTTTAGGGCTATCTTCGGGATTCAAGAATTTAACAGGAACGATATACGCTAGGTATCTCAGCTGTAAGTCACTTTGCTCATAACGATCAAGTACCGAAGGGTCTGTCTGTGCTGTAGTTGCCAGCCAGTTATCAAGCGTAGCGCGGGCTGTTGCTTCCGCTTTCGCTACCATGCGCTTCCCAATTTGTACTTTCGTTAAACCAACAGATTCTTCTGGCAACAATTCTTCTTTCGCAGGCAGGGATACGATAAGCTGACCTTCTTCGGCTGTTTCTTCGCCGCCCCACAGTACCCAACGCGTTTCACCTTGAGCTACTACGACGTCTAGAGTTTCGCCATAGCTTACGGTATCGTCGCGGGATTCTACGAAGTTTCCTTTTTTGTTGATTTTCAAGTATTGGCCCATGCGTACATAGTCGAAGTCCAGCCCTTCATTGACTTCCAGGAAGGCCGACTGCTTCGCCTGGATTACTTCCGCGATATAGTTAGCCCCTACATTTGCCAGCGCTAGCGCGCCCTTTTGTTGTACTGCTGGTACGTTTGATGTAGTCATTGTGTAATTCCTCTTTTCGATTAGTTTTTATGGTTAGGCTTTTCGCCGAATACCTGTTATTTATAGATAACACTAGGAGCAAAAAAATTTCCCTGTCTAAGGTGTTTCAAAACTCATTTACGGCGCTGCTCCCTTGCTTCCTGGCGTTTCTGCTGCCGATTCTTCGGGGGCGAATACAAGGGTGGCCGTGGAGCCTGCTGTGGCGTTTCTGCTTTTTCCTGGTCTAGTTGTCCGGCTTCGGCTACTAGGGCCGCTTCCTGGGCCTGCTGCGCTGCCTGGCGCTGCTGTTCGATAACTTCTTCGGTAAGCGGCTGCGCTCCCTTCGGTTTGTCATACCCTACTTGTGCGCCTGTCGGTTGCCCCATTTCGTTCATGTGTACAGCCAGCCATACGCGGCGGGTAAATAAAAGCTTAATGGTCTTAAAGAACGGGACTTTCTGCGGGTAAAAATTAACCATTTGGATAATACCTCCTAAAGTTTTTTATAGGGGAAGATCGAAGCCCGGCATATTTAGTAGGAAGTCCTTAACGTTGTCCTTCTTTGTCCGGGGCTTCTTCGCCAAGCTGATACCTAGGCGGGTATAAACCTTTCGCCTGCTCAAATATTGGTCGTAGAATGTTCCGTCGCTGCCGTCTACGTAGTCGTACCAGGTCGCCTGCTTGTCCGGGTTATTTGGGTCGGGACGCATTATGCGACCTATTGCCTGCTCAATTCCCGAACCGTTAGCAGCGTTTCTACCGTCGCCTCGCTGCGGGGTTGCTAGGTGTCCGTCGTAAAGATTCGGAATGTCCAGCCCTTCCTTTACCAGCTGGGACGTAGCGAAAAGTATATCCAGCTGCTTACCTTTCGCGGTTTCCATAATGGCCTTACGCTGCGTCGGCGTTACTTGCCAGGCTGCGAATTCAGCTTCGGTGTACTGTACTTCTTGGCGTTCCCATCGTTTAAGGCGTTCGTTACGCCTAGCGCCTGGGTCAGTCTTCTTACATTTACGCCAGGTTAACTTCGTAAGCCCGCCATGAACGACGGCCATACGTGGTACGACGCCTAGCCTAGACCGGGCGAATGTTTCTACTAGGTCGCGCAGCTGGAATAAATAGCGTACGCTATCGGCCAGTACAATTACGGCCCCGCCTTTAGGGCTTACCTTAAAGCAGCTTTCCAGCACGTTTTCGGCTACCAGCTTCGAGCGCTTCGGGTCTTCGGTAAGTTCCTTTAGAAGCGCCCCATAGTCCAGGTCTTCGCCGCCAGCGTCTACGCTGTTTTCGACGAATGCGCCCGCGCTGTCGTCTACTTCCAGCGGCCCAGCGAATCCTTTTTCCCTGCCGTATTCGGTGTAAACGAATTTCACTTCGGGAAGAATTAGGGCGCCAGCTTCGTACATACCGTCGCGCTTTACTGCGTAAGCCGTCGGCCCCAGCCCGGCGTACATAAAGCTTTCCAAGCCGTCTTTACGCTGTGGTGTCGCAGTAAGGCCCAGTAGGTACTTCGCTGGGAATTTCGCCGCGACGTCTATAAATTGCTGCGCCGGGAAGTGGTGCGCTTCGTCTACGACTACTACGCCTACCATGTTCGCCAGGGTCGCTACCAGCGTAGGATTCGCCCCTAGGGTCTGTACCGTAGCTACAAAAAGCTTACCGCTGCCCCAGGTTACTTTCCCTTCGCCGATTATCCCGACTTCGCCCACGCCGCCCAGGAAGGCCTTCGCGGCTTTCGCGCTTTGGTCTAATAAGTCCAGCGTATGGGTTAGCCATAAGGTCGGCTGGCCCCATGCCTGTATGATTCGAAAGCCCATTAACGTCTTTCCGCTTCCTGCTGGGCTTTCAAGTAGCCCGCCTTCTTGCTTTAGTACTGCGTCTACGGCTGGCTGCTGATAGTCCCGCAGTTCGTGGCCTATCCATTGGCCGAAGTCTACGCTGGTGGGTTCGTTAAAATTGTACTTAATGACTTCTGCCGGGTTTAATCCCTGCTGTTTCAGCAGATCGCGTAAAGCCCTTTCGAAGCCCCTGGGTAGTACCAGGTCGCCCATATCCCATAAGAAAACTTCAAGCTTTTGCTGTACGCCCCAGGTCGGTTTCCCTATCCGCTTCATTTTCACGTAAGCAGGGTTCGGTACTGTTAGTGCCTGGGTAATGGCCGACCGTAAGGGGATGCTTGCCCCGCGAAGGCGTATATTATTGCTTATAGTGATTTGCAGCACGTTACCAGCCCTTTCAAGTCGTAAGAATTATCTGCCGCTATCCTGGGAAGGTTCGCGCTGGGTATTGCTCCCTGCGTTAATTCTTCCAGGGTAACGTATTGGCGTTCCTTGCTTTGCATGTACTGTATAGCCCTGGCTAAGCGGAAGGCGTAAGCTTCGTCTATCCCTTTTGCTTGGTTATTGAAGCTTATGAATACCAGGCCGTAATTACGGGCCAGGCAGCGGTCGAAAAGCAGCAGCCCTTTTACCTGGTCGGGACGAAGGAAACTTAATTCGAAGCGGTCGCTTTCCGTCCGTTTTAGTTCGGCCAGTATGTTTACGTCTTCCAGCAGTACGATTTCGTCGGCTGGGCGGGTTCCCCCGCCGCCGTCTTTGATTCTCATACGCCAGCAGTTCGGGATATGTGCCCAGCTGCTTCTTATTTCAGACTGGAAGTCTTCGCCCCGCTGCTGCCGTTCCCGCTGTAAGTCGCGCTGGTTCGCGTTCATTAGTGCCCCCTAGCTGGGGTATAAAGCGGGGCCACATTTCCGTATTTTGTCGTAGTAATCGTTACCTTGACGTTACCGTTCTTCTGCGCCCATACGCTTACAATGCTTGATACTTTGCGTGTTTCCCCTTCGGCGTTTACAATTTCCTGCCCGCGTTTCACGATTTCCCCCGGCTTTAATGTAATCGTACCCTGGGGCGCTTTGCGGCAATTATTTTTCATTGGTTCCCAGCCAGGTATTGAAGCAGGCGGGCCTGTACAAAGGCCTTACTGCGTACCGAATCGGAAGCCTGTACGGCTTTGTCCCAGCCGTCGCGGGCAATCGAAGCGGTAACTTCCAGGGCGGCCAGTTCGCCTTCGACTTCTGCCAGGCGCTTACGGCTTTCGCTGCTTACCGTCCTGCGGAAAGCGTCGCGGGCCATATCATTTGAAAAGGGATACGTAACGCCGTTCCATTCGACGCTTTTACCATCGGCTTTAAGGCCGTTCATAATAGCGTCTGATTCTTCCAATTTAATTTGGTTCTCTAGCTTCCAGCGTTCTTTAAGCAGATCGGCCTTATTGCCGTAAGCAGCTTCGCGCTGGTCGCCTTTGTTTAGAATGTCGTCTACGCTTGCGTCTAGTTGGGTTACGGTATCGGCTAGGATTTGCGCCCCAATTACGCGGAAATGTTCAGCCGGGATACTGCGGGAAGCTGGCCCCAGTAATGCCGCTACCGTGTCGCGTACTTCTTCTTTACCGTAGGCCAGTACCAGGTCTGCCGTTACTGCGCCAATTTCTTTTAATTTATCTACCATTTCGTTTATCTCCCTTCGATTGTAAAGAAGTCTTTACTACAAACATTTCGCCGCCTGTCGGGTGTCCGTTTTCGTCTACGGCCCAGGTTCGCATAATTACGTAACTGCCGCAGGCGGTGCAAATGGTCTTACATGTGCAGTCGTCCAGCCAAGCGAAGCTTAATTCGGTAAGTTCGGGCGTCATAGGTTCCGAGTGGCCGCAATGGCCGCAGCCTACCATTTCCTGCTGCTGCTCTGTCATTCAGTAGCAGCCAATAGTACTAATAAGGTCAATTCGGTTAATTCCTTTACTACAGGCTCGATATGCACCACATGACTTTCGCGCTGGTGCTTTTTCTCGTCCCAGTACATAAGGTGCAGCTGTAAAGGGTCGGCGCTGGTGATAATGGCGTTATATTCACGAAGCTTATAGCCGCTTCTTTCTTTGATTACTACCCGAACGGCTACGCCTGGATTAAAAACATTCATATCAAAAGTGGGTTTATTGACTACGCCTTTCATGGGCTTACCTCCCTTCGGCCATGCGGGCCGCTTCGATTTTTTCCAAGGCCAACCGCACGACTTCCGGGGCTAGCCCTTCCTTTTCAGCTACTGCTTCGATAATTTGGTTAATGTCCAGGCGCACCTTTTCGCCGCTGGCGGTTTGAATTAGCGCCGCGAAGTTTTCCATAGCGTACTGGCGCTGCTGGTCTTTCTCGATACGGCTACGGTCTAGGACGTCTTCGCCGGGCTTCGCGCTTTGAAGCGGTAGCAGTTCAATATGTCCCTGACTGCCTTCAATAGTAATTAGTGCGGCCTGTATCGTACGGCTTATTTCGCCCTGACTTGCAGACAATCGAGTAAGACTTCCAGGGTTACAGAAAATAACGCCGTCTCCCCTTCGGTAAATCCCATACCCTGTATGGTCATGCCCAGTAAACACCATATTCGCGGTAGTCTTTACTTCTTGTATCAGGGTAAAGCGGTCAAAAGGTGGCGTGTGGTCTAATAACATGCCATGCGCGACATGAAGCTTATAAGTCTTCCCATTCGGGTACGAAGCCAGGTCTACTTCGGGGCTATACCCGTATCCGTCGCGGTCGATATTACCGCTGTAAGGCGTAAAGGTTACAGATACTTCATCATGATTCCCGAATATTACAGGCTTTGCCGGGTCATTGATTACGCGCAGCTGTGGTACGAGTCTTTCCAGCAGTCGTAAGCTGGTATTTCCATAAGCTGCGACGTTGTAACCGGGTATATCGTGATTTCCCGCCGTCGTATAGATAGGGGCCGGGGCTTCGATAAAGACGTCGGCGGCGTCGTTTAGAACACTATTTGCGACGTCAGGAAGGTCGAAGGTATCCCCCGGCTGTAAAAAGGCGTCTACCTGGTGCAGCTTCCCCAGTGCCCATATTTCCCGCAGCTTCGCCTTCCAGGCTTCCGGGTAACTATCGGTACGGTTCCTGGGATTCGTGCCGCGTATATGCGGGTCACCGAAGTATAGGAATTTAATGGACATTCGGGGTTTCCCCTTCGTCGCCCCGACGTCTGCGGGTAGTAACTTCCCCGGTTTCAGTATTGATAGAGTAGGCGCGGTCATGGTTCGTTATAGCCAGTTCAGCGTATACGCGCAGCCATAAGCCTTTTTCTATCGCGTCGTACTTCTCATAATCCGCTGCTTGCTGTTCGTTAATTGGTTTTTGAAGTTCGGCTACCGCTTCTTCGCTAAGATCGTTTTCTAGCATAGCCCGACGTCCATTAAGAACCAGCTGGTCTACTTCGATTTCGGCCAGTGCTACGGCTTTCGTGTTAGCGTTAAAGGCGGCCAGCAGCTGCGGGCTTACAACCCCTATTAGAATTTCGTTAGGGTCTTTTATGTCCCCAAAAATTTTACGTAGCTCACATTTAATACACATTGTTTATCTACTCCCTTATTGGTTGATTTAGATTGCTTTTACTTCCGACTCTTCGCGGCTGTTCAGTGTTACCCGCAGGCCCTTATCGGCTACGGCTGCCAGTGCTTCATTATGTGTGATAAGCAGGATTTGACGGCCCAGCTGTTCGCTGTACTGCTTTAGGAAGTAGGCGACGTTCTGCGAATATTCGGCGCTTACGTGTTTTCCTACTTCATCCATTAATAGCGGCCCCTGTATTTCTTCCAGTTCAGCTATCCCTAGGCGAAGGCCTAGGGTAATTACGTCTACATAACCGCCGCCGTTGTCATAGTCGGGCGGCTTTAACTGGGTTTTTACGCCGTTCCGGGTTAGCCAGTATTCGGCAACTGGCTGCGCCCCCTTGACGTCCAGCACGATTTCGAACGCGAATTCGTTACCTGGGAATACTACCAACAGCAGCTGGGTTACAATGTCTTCTATGCGCCCCTTCGCTTGCTGCCTGGCGTAGTCGCTTGTCTTCTGCAAAAGGATTTGTACCAGGTCGTACTGGCCCAGCTTATTTACAGCTTCCAGGCTTCGCAGCTGTGCCTGGTCGCGGTCTACTGTAATAAGGTCACGCTGGCCGATTTTCGCGGACAGGCGTTCGCGCTGGGTTTTAATGCTGGTCTTTGCAGCTTGCAGCCTATACATTCGGTATTAGGCCTTCGACTTTCGTTAATTCTGCTTCGATTTGGCTTTCCAGGGCTGCGATTTCGGCCTGGGCCGTTTCAGGGGTTACATTCAGTTCTGCCATTTTTGCAGTTACTTCGCCCTGCTGGCGTTCTGCTGCTGCCTTCTCGGTTTTTGCGATTGTTTCGGCTGTTTTAGCCTTTTGAATTCTCACTTTTGCCAGTTCAATACGTTGTTTAGCGTCCATTTATATACGTCCCTTCGATTCAGTTATTAGTGGGTATGGGCTACGGCCTGTTCGCATAGTGGGCAAGTGCCCCCGGTTGCTTCCCAAGCTTCGGCCAGTTCTTTATCAGCTGCCGCCAGTTCATTCGCTGCGCGCGTTACTGCTGCCGCTGCGCTGTCTAGCGTCTGCGTTTTTATTTTATAAAGGTTATAAAGTTCACGAAGCTTCGTCAGGCGTACCAGGTTCCCTTCTGTGCTACTTACCAGGTTTTCGGCTTCCGTTATCCCTAGAAGGCTGTCCATTAGGCCCTGGTAGCGGCTTACGCTTGCTGTCGCGGTATCGTAAACGCCTAGCAGCTGCCGCATATCGGTAATCCTGCCGAAGCTAAGTCTCACGCCTTCCAGCGCGCTTTCAGCTACGTCCAGGTCTTTAGTGCTGGTAATGACTTCCGTCGCCCTCTTTACATCGGCTTCGTATTTGTTATACTGTTCCGTAAGATAACTAAGGCTGGCCCGGCGATTTTCTGCGGTTTCTGCTTCTGATAGCAGCCATTCGCAGGCGTCAAGTCCTGCCAAGTCTCTAAGGCGCTGGGTTAGGTTCTCTACTGTGGCGGTAGTCCTTCCCCATTGTCCGTATAAGTCCAGTAAGCGGTCGTACCGTTGCTGGGCTTTTTCTATTTCTACCAGGTCTTCTTCCAGCGCTGGGATATTCGCCAGCTTGTCCAGCGTAGCAGCAGCTTCGTTTATGTCCTGGTTAATACCATTAAGCAATTGCAGTAAACCTTCGATGTTCGTTTTTTTCCCCAGCGCTGCGTCTATCTCTTGAAGTATCCAGTCGCAAGCGTCCAGCTGGCGGGCAATGTCTTCCAGCCCTTCGAACGCTTTTAGCTGTTCGACTTTTCTTTCGTACTCTTTATCGGCGGTCTGCTTTTCGTTCCTGGCTGCATATGTATCCTTCGCCGTCGATTTTATAGCGCCGTCTACTGCTTCCGTCCCGGCCAGCTTACCCAGCACCTTCGCCCCTGCGCTTCCTGGTTCGCTTATTAAGAAAGGCGCGGCCAGTTGAAAAGCGAAGTGTAAGTCTACTTCGTAGTCGCCGAAGATGCTTGTTTTGATTCCCAGGGCTTCCTTTACCGCTTCGGGTACTTCGGCCTTTTCGAAAGGTTCGTCGTACAGCGGCTTTACCCAGTATTTCGTCTTGCCCTTCCTGCGGGTCTTCGTGATCGTTACCCCGGTATCCAGTTCGACTTCTACCCCAGCTTCTTCGGCCTGGCGCTTAATGGTTACGCCGTCGGCTTCGTAAACCGTATGCAGGAAGTCGTCGCCCGATGGTTCGCCTTTTGCCAGCCATCGAAGCGCCCGGATTGTCCCAGCTGTCTTCCCTGCCCCCGAAGGCCCTGTAAACACATTCAAGCCTTCTACCAGGTCATACTCTGCGGCTACCCATGACTGGAAGCCCCATACCCTTACGCTTTTGATTTTTGCCATTAGCTGCTAGCCCCCTGTACCAGCAGCTGCGCTAGGTAAGCCCTAACTGCTGCCCGGCCCCTAAGTAGTGGGCTTCGTACTAATCTTACGTGCATACTGCTTCCCCCCTTTCGATTCCCGCAGCCACTTCGCCGCTTAACATGAAGCTGTTACCTAGTACCGCTTCGCAAGCCCCCGCAGCGTCTTTATTTTTTGCTGCTTCATATATGGCCTGCATTTCTGCTACGTCCCGCAGCTGTGCCGCTTGTAGCCGTTTCATTCGGGCGTCCATTTTCGTTCTCACCCCCTCTCATGCTTGCCGCTACTAACTTGCTGCGGCTATCAATTGTAAAGCATCATTCCATAAGTGCGTTATTGGCTTCGTACCTTTTCCCCATGCTGTTAATAATTCAAGCGCCCCAGTCGGGTTCGTTTCTGCCAGTTCAGCTAACTTAACAGGTAAGTACGCCATTTTCTGCACTAATTCGACATTAATCGGGAAACCGTCGTTTACTTTGGACATTATTTATCGCGCCTTTCCTCATGCCTTTTTTACGATAAAGTCGTCGAACGGCAAGTTATTTGCTTCACAATAGGTATGAAGTTTGCCTAGCATTACCGGGCCAGCCTTGCTTTCAGTATTTAATACTTTATGAAGGTGGGACGGCTGTACGCCTAGCATTCTAGCCAATAAGCGGAATTTTCCTTGTGCTGAATCCTCCATTAACTGCCAAAGCCTTTTCTTATTCAGTTCCATTCCAGATAACACCTCCTGTTCATCATTATCTACAGATAACACTTTCTGTGTTCCCACATAATACCCCCGAATGTTATCTACAGTCAACACAAATATCGACAAAATAATAAAATGTTGCCTGTAGAGAACAGTTGCGATATAATGACAATCATAATTTACTTAAAGGAGAATCAGTAAAACACTATGTTTAACAAAGAGAAGTTTTCTGAATTACTTAAATTAGCGCAAGGTAAAAGATCACTTAATGAATTTGCTCGGCAAGCCGAAGTTTCGAATTCTTATATATCAAACCTTATGAATTGTAAAAACGAGAACGCCCCAGAAGCTAAGACGATAAAAAAGATCGCCGACGCCGCGCATAACGAAGTATCATACGCGGATTTGTTAGACGCTGTAGGGTTGCTCACTCCCGACGTAAAAGAAAAAATAGACCGCCTTACAACATTAAAAGGATTAAACCATGAATACGAGAAAGCCGAAAATGATTTAGTTAGAGCAAACCGCGACTTAGAAAAAACCACTCATTTAGTAAAAGAAGCAGAAGCCGAATATCAAAACTTATTAGATTTAGAAAAAATGGGTGCTAAAACTGTAGGTAATTTTATTCGCGTTCCGCTGCTGGGGAATATAGCCGCAGGCCTGCCTATCTTCGCTAGTGAAAACATAATCGAATGGGAATATGTTGCGGATACCTTCGGGGCCGCAGAAGGCGAGATTTTCTCTTTAGTTGTTAAGGGTGATAGTATGACAGGTTCGCGCATTTACGACGGCGACAAAGTTCTAGTACGAATCCAGCCCGAAGTATCCGACGGAGAAATAGCAGTAGTAAACGTTGACGGCGAAAATGCAACGCTTAAAAGAGTAAAACACGTAGAGGGAAAAGTGCTATTACTTGCCGATAACCCTAAATACTCCCCTATCCTGATCGAAAGCGAAAGCGCCAGAGTATGCGGAAAAGTAATTCAAGTTTTATTTGATCCTAACAGAAGGTATTAAGGGGGATGGCGTATGCAATCCGTAGCAGAAATACAGGAGATTGCCGACTATTTCAGCCAGCAAAGGGCCGTCTATTACTACAAGCAAGTCCCATCGGGTAAAGACCTTCGCGTATTTATCTATATCCGGGTTTCAACAAAAATGCAGGAACACCGTTTTTCATTGAAAGGCCAAATACAGGAATTAATCTCATATGCTAATAGTATGGGCTGGGTTATCGTGGGGATTTATCGGGATGTAGATACCGGGGGGAAGTTGGACAAAGCGGGCCTAACCCAGTTACTGGACGACGTAGACGAAGATAAAGGCGACATAGTTCTATGTATCGACCAGGATAGGGTTTCTCGTCTAGATACCGTAAGCTGGGAATACTTAAAAAGCCAGCTGCGCGAAAATAGTGTAAAGATAGCCGAACCTGGAAAGATAACCGACCTTGCAGACGAAGACGACGAATTCTTCGCTGACCTTAAAAACTTATTCGCCCGCAGGGAAAAGAAAAAAATTGTTAAACGTATGATGCGCGGTAAACGGCAACGTACGCGGGAAGGTAAAGGCTGGGGTAAAGCGCCCTGGGAATACGATTACGATAAGAATACTGGCAGCTATAGCATTAACGAGAAATGGGCCTGGATTATACCCTTTATCGACGACTTATACCTAGGCGAAGAAGGCCTAAGCGATACGAATATAGCAATTAGACTTACGGAGATAACTAAGACGCCCAGCGGTAAAACCTGGGATTCCCAGCACATAATGCAGCGCCTTACATCTAAGCTTTATCATGGCGTCATGGAAAAGTCATTCGGTAACGGCGAAACGATTGTCGTAGAAAATGTCTACCCACCTCTGCGGACAGAAGAAACCTGGCTAAAAATACAGGCGAAACGAAAATCGAAGTACCAACGTCGCGCCCCGATATACCCGCATATTCTGCGTAACATTAGTACGACTTGCGGGCATTGTGGAATGAAGCTGACTCTAAAACAAAGCGGCACGAAGACCAATATACACTATTATTACCAGCATGGCCGCGAATACAAAGCGACGTATTCCCCAGGCTGCGGTCTATCCATAAATACGATCCGCATAGAATTCAACTTCGTAGCGGCCTTAAAGGGCATTCTAAGCAGTGAAGAAACCGCGAAGCACTATATACAGTTCGAATACGGACAAAGCGATATAGACCAGCTTACGAAGGAAATAGACGCAACGAATAAGCTATTACAGGCTGTCCAGGGGAAAATAGATAACCTTCTGGATTTATACCTGGATGGCGGCTTTACTAAAGACGTTCTGAACTCTAAAAAGGAAACGCTGGAAAAGGAACGCGATTTACACCAAACGAATAAGCGCCAAATGGAAGCGAAGAAGGAAGCCATAGCGGCGAACCAGTTTAATTATTCGACAGTTTACCAGTACCTCGCCGTCGCCGAACGGTTCGAAGTCATGTTAACGGAGAATGAAAAAATGGAAATGGTCGGTACGCTATTCGCCAGCGGCGTACTATTCGAAGATCGGTACGTACTACAGGGGAACATGGCGGGGATACCTTTCGAAGTCGTAATACCAGTAGCCGACAATCCTTTCGAATTCATGAAAAACCCAAGAACGAAAAAGCCCCGCGCTGAAAAGCAGCCAGGGCGATAA